CGAAGAGCGGTTCTATTCGATGGGCGACATCGAGTGGAATGACAGCAGCGATTTCTGGTGGACTGAAGGCAACTTCGGCTGCGACTGCAATAGGCATCTATCCTTCCTGCGCGCTGGTGGGCCGGGGCCGGCTGATGACCCGCATTGGAATAACGCTGACCGGGAGTGCGGGCAGACTGCCTACACAGTTCCATATGCAGTGATGGAAGACGGCACGCGCATTGATCTCGACGGATCGGAACATCCGAGAACCGGATGTTCCACCAATGAGTGACGAGCAATGCGAAGGCTGCGGATTCCGTCCGGAAGTCTACGGATCGAGCTGGTGCGCTCGATGTCATGAGGAGATCCCGGAGCGGGCTAAGGATCGGATCATCACGCTGCGGAATGCGCTGATCGACATCAGCACGACGTTCCACGGGAACCCGAAGGGCTACATGGCTGCTGCCAACAGGGCCGTGGAAGTCGCCGACGAAGCGTTAGACAAGCGTCCTGTGCGTCGAGGAGCGGGGTCATGAGTGATCCACCGTGGGATCAGGACCCAGAGAACCCCGCGACTCAATGCATCCCGCCGGGCGAGCGCTACAAGCTGAGCGGCTATTGCGCAGCGTGCAATCGGAAATGGATCGTCACTTGCCAAGAGGGCACCGAAGTAACAGTGCGATCGTTCCACTGCAGTTGCGGGCATGTGACCGAGATGGACGGATGCCCACCAGTGCGTAGAGGCACAATCGGAGCGGGTACATGAAATTCGGATCGATGGTCGTGACGTGTGAAGGCTGCGGTTGTCAGGAGATCCTGCAGCCGAGCCTGAACCGCCGGTCCTTCATGCTGAAGTTCAATCGCTGGCAGCGCGAACATCGTATGCATGAGTACAAGAAGCGCGTCGGCGAGTGGAGACCGCGCAAGGTCAGCAAGGGCGAGCAGCACAAGCGCACGCTACGCCGGATGACGACTTACGGAGTGACGAAGCAGTGATGAATGTGGGGTATGGCATGGTGCTGTGGCAGGGGTTGATCGCCCTGTACGCGAAGACCGGAAGCCGAGAGGCAGGCCGTGCGCGGTTCGAATCCGACGCCCTACACCAGACCGCAACAAGGTAGCGGAACAGCTCGTCATGCCACGCATCATCTGGGTTCGCATTCCTAAGTTCTGCGCCATGACGGGCGAGACGGATGACAGCGTGCGCGCGAACATGAACAACGGGCACTGGCCTGAAGGTATCGTATGGAAGAAAGCGCCGAACGGCCGCATCTACATCCACACGAGAAACTTCAACAAATGGGTCGCGGGTCAGGTGTACGCGCCACGAGCGCGAGTTCGATCGGGATCAGCTTCGTCTGGAAAGGGGTCCGATGCCGTGAAAGGATCGCGCTCCCCCCGACTGGCCGTAATCTCAACTACGTCAAGCGGCTCAGGGCAACCATAGAGCATGAAATCGCAACCGGCACCTTCGATTACGGGCGGCATTTCCCTGACAGTCCGCGGCTGGCGACTCTGGCAAGGCAATCGCCTGGAACACCTCTCGCCAGAGCCATGGAGTTTTACCTTGACGGTCTCGCCGGACAGATCGAACCTGAGACGCTTGCGAAGTACCGTCACGATGCTCGAACGGTCGCTGGGTGGTTCCCGCAAGCCACGCTCCAAAGTCTCACGCGGCGCGAAGTCCGCAAACAGATCGCGAGCCTCAACCTCTCGCGCAAGCGGCTCCTCAACCTCCTCACGCCGCTCCGCGGAGCGCTCGAGCAGGCGGTAGAGGATGAAGTCATCGAAGCAAGCCCGCTCTCCCGGTTCAAGGTCCGCCGGGTCGCAGCGCCGATTGAGAAAATCGACCCGTTCACTCGTGAGGAAGTTGATCGACTCGGCCGAACCGAGCTCGGCAACCTCTGGACACTCTGGGCATGGACGGGAATGCGGTCCGGTGAGGTTATCGGACTCGAGTGGCCTGACGTGGACCTTACGAGCGGCTGTATTCAAATCCGGCGAGCTGTTCGTGTGGGTCGCACGAAATCACCGAAGACGGAATCTGGCCAGCGAGTTGTCCGTTTGCTTCCCAGCGCACGGGCCGCTCTTGAAAGCATGGCGCCGCCGGAACGATCCGGGCCGGTCACGTGCAATCCGTCTACAGGCAAGCGATGGCACGAGGACAGAGGACTTGCCCGGGCGTTCAGGAAGGCCTGCGAGACGGTCGGCGTCCGCTACCGCTATCCATATCAGCTCCGGCACACCTTCGCTTCGTGGGCGCTCTCAAGCGGTGAGAACCCGCTCTGGGTCGCGAAGCAAATGGGGCACCGCGACGTGACGATGATTTTCAAGGTTTACGGACGCTACATGCCGGACATGAACCCCGAGGCTGGTCAAAAAATGATCAGCCCAAAAGGCAACATCCAGGCAGCATGACACCCAAGTCTTTGTTTCACGTGGAACGAAGGGTGTTCGATTCCCCCCGCCTCCACCATCACAACCTTGAAAATCAAATACCTGCGGGATGGGGCCTAAGGCAACTTGGGCCCCGGTTGGCTCCAGTTGTCAGGCGTAAGGCAACATTTGGGCAACGTGGCCCGTGGCGCCATGGCTCGCTGCTCATCCTCGAAGTGCGGGACGCGCGCGGACGCAAAGCGCTACGCTACATCCGTCCCTGACCTGATCCCTCGCTTTGGCGGCTGCCATCCAACCGAGCCTTCGAAGATCCCAGAGGGTTCGGGGCCCTAAGCGAGGGGTCAGCTCATTCCTGCCTTCGCGATGATCACGCAGATCGCCAGCAGGATGACGCCGATTTCCGTGAGCGGGCCTGCCTTGCCGGCCATCTTCAGCACAGCCAGCACCAGCGCGATCACCGCCAGCAGTACGATGAGACCGAATCCGAGTGTGAGGGTCATGGCAATCTCCCACCATCGAGGAATGACTGGAGCGCGTCGAGATGTCCCTGCAGGGATGCGCGCGCGGTGGCCTTCTCTTCGTCCGTCACATCGCGACCTTCAGACAGGGCCTTGTGAAGCACACCCCCGTAGGCCTGCAGCTGCTCGGCGTTCTGGAGAAGCAAGGTAACGATGGCCAGTGCGTTGTTCATGGCTGCCTCTTCTGAAGTTCGGTCTGGAGTGCCTGCAGGGCCCTGACGGCCGTGGCGAGCGAATCCTCACCCGCGGTCGGGTTGCCACCGTGGATCTGGTCGGCAAGATCGATGCCGTTTTTGAGTTCCACTGCCTTGTCGTGAAACTGCTGGGCGTCGCCCTTACTAATCTTCCCGGCAACAGCGAGCGTCTGGACGCTCTGCACGATGCCGTCCTCGAGGTTATAGGCTGCGAGGATTCGCTGGTTCCATGTCGTCGGTGACGGGACTCCCAGCGTCGCGCAGGCCGCCAGTAGCAGCAGGAGCAGGCTCAGGGAGTACTTCAGGTGTCGGGGGTGCATGGATGGATACCTCTGTGTTCGTTGGCTTGGTGACGCTCTGCGTCGTTTGAGTGGTGGTGGTCGTTGCAGGATCTGGCGGACCATCCTGACGCGAGCGCAGGTAGAGGAACGCGAACAGCAGCCCCATCGCATTCGTCAGAGCAATGGCCAGCGTCTTGGCAAGTTCCAGCAGGTTGTCCGGGATCGTCGCGTAGCCGAGAAACAGGATCGCCATCATCGCGAAGTAGCCGACCATGAAGAGGATCGCGACCGTCGATTGCAGGTAAGCGGTCCAGTACGAGAGGGGCGCGCGACTCATTTCTGCACCGTTGCTTGCTGGAGGACACTAAACAGCCGGCGCATCCAACCGCGACCGAATCGATCGAATGTGGGCAGCTTCGCGTAATAGAGGGCGCGCTCTGCCTGGAAGGTCACGGGATCGTGAGCCAGGCCCGCTATCTGTTTTGCCCGCCCAACACCCTGGTTGACCGCGCAATCGAAGATCAGCAGCGCCATGGCATCATTCAGTTGCGCGCCACAGTTGGCCGCGTTCCAGTAGTCACGCAGGTAGATATCTTTGGCCTGCTCAAGGGTCAGGTTTGCGATGTCGAGGTGCGGATACGCGCGCTTGCTGATGCCGTATTTCGTTTCGCCCCCCGGGTCCTGCGGATCATTGACGTAGCCGCCTTCGTGACCGATTACCATCTCGAAGGCGCTCTGGAAGCTCATGCGCTCCTCGTCAGTGCGAACACGATACTGATCACGGCAGCCACGAGGCCCACTGCCCCGATGATCCACCCCACCACATCCCCCCTTCCCTGCCCGCGTTCGTCGCGCGCGTTAACCCGTGCGGTGAGGATGTCTATCTTATCGTTGATGGTCCGCACCGCCTGCTCTGACTCCGAGCGCGGCATCAGCGTGCGGAAGTTATCCGCTAAGGCTGCGCGGAACTCGTTCACCGCTTCAAATCGCTTCTCTGCTGCCATCTCGGCTTTCGCAACGGCGCGGTCCGCGGCAGCGAGGGCCGCCGCGACCGCCTTCTCTTGGGCAGCCAGAGCTGCCGCGACCGCTTCACGCTGCGCTTCGAAACGAGTATCTACGTACTCGCGCAATGTGAGATTACCAGCGGCAGTCACGGCTCAATCCGGCGTGCCTTCGATGATCTGATTCACCCGGCGCTGGATGCGCGCCACCTCGTTACCGATCTGCGAGGCTGTCATGCCGTCGATTGGACGGTACTCGACTGTAACCGTAAATTCAGGCTCGGCAACGACCGCCGCTGCAGATGTCGTAGATGGCGCTGATGTCGACTTGATGATTACCACTTGGTGCGTCACTTGCGTTGCTCCTCGTGAACGTCGGTTTGAATGCCTCGCGCGGCTAGGGCTTGCTGCATGACGCGGATATCCTCGCGCGCGAGGGCTGCGGTTTGCTCGGCCTGTGCTACGCGATCTTTCAAGGCTTCGGTGCGCTCCTGATAGACCATCGGCAGTACGATCGCCATGCCGAACGCCATGGCGGCGAACACGAGCGCGATGACCGCGAGATACAAGCCCGTGCGATCATGGATTGTGGCCTTGGCGATGCCACCGCGATTGTTTGAGTTGTCCTCCTGTCGCTCATCGTGTGTATGGCCCGTCACGGGCGGCGGCTCTCCAGCCTGTCGAGTCGCTTGTCGTTCTGATCCATCCACCGGGTCGTTGCTTGTTTCCATTCGGTGAACTCCGCTCGTATGGCCGCCGAGTCATTCGACAGTTTCCAGGCACCGATCACGAAGGCCGAGAGCAGCGTGACGGTGCAGCCGATGATGACGGCCTTGAGGTTGTTTTCGTTTTTCGGCGCTTCATGGTACCCCCCGTATCGCGCCCCCGCCCTCATTCCGCGCTCGTAGTCGCTTTCGTCATAGTCATCTGGGCCGCGCTCGGCCATCGACAGGGCCTTGTCCTGAACGATCCCCAGCGCCTCCAGTATCCGGTGCGTCATGCCGTGGATCGTCCACAGGTTTCGCCCCACCTTGATGGTTGCATCGTGACAGCCGTTTTTCTGCGCTTCCGGCTCGCGCTCCATGGCAGAAATGAAGGGAACTTCCTGTGCGTGCTCGTTCATCTTCGTCCTCTGTTGCTTTTCAGCTCACCTGATCGCTCATCACGTCACGTTCTGTCACCAACCGGTTGCGAACACACCCGCGCTCAAGATAGGGTCCGCACCTCACATCGGAGGTGACATGAAAAGAATAAGTATCTTCGCAGTCCTTCTCATTTCGGGCTGCGGCGGTGGATCCGGCACGGTATCTGCCCCCATCAGTTCTACTCCCACCGTGATCGCGCAAGTCCCGGTCGTTCAGCCACTGAAGGTGGTCTTCATCGGCGACAGCATCACCTACCATTGGGAGAAGCTTGCGACTTTGGTCCCGGGTTCGATCAATGCGGGAGTGGGCGGTGAGACCACGGTCCAGATGCTGGCCCGATTCGATCGCGACGTTCTCTCGCATAAACCCGATGTCGTCGTCATCGAGGGCGGTGTCAACGACCTCGTGAGCATGGAGAACCCGAACGCCACGAGCATCCAGAGCATGGCCGACAAGGCCTCCGTCTCGGGCGCGCGAGTGGTGATCCTCTCCGTGATGCCCGCAGATATCCCCTATGCGATCTGGCGATTCAACAGCGATATCCAGCGCGTCACGAGCGCATTCGGGTACACATACGTGGACCTGTTCTACCCGATGAGTGTGTTGCCGGATCACGCCTATAACCCAGAGCTTTTCAACACGGACGGAGTGCATCCGAACGCGAAGGGCTACGAGGTCATGTGGCCGCCGCTGAAAGCGGCGCTGCTGAAGAATAGCGTTGTGCTGTGACATCAGAAGTTTCGGCTCTTCTCGACCCATGCGGCATTCGTAGGATCACGCGTGATCACGATGATATTTGAATTGGCTGGCGTCACATTTACCGCGCCTTTCAACGCGAGTGTTCCGGAGTTGACCAAAGTCGTATTCCCGTTCGTGAAATACAACTCAACCTCTTGATCTGCGAAGGAGTTGGTGAAACCAGTGACGTTGGTCGCCCCAGCATTGGATACGACGAGCCTCGCAATGCTCGCTACCGATGGCGTGGCGCCGTTCGTAGTGGTGGCGGAAATGCGCCCCGACTGTCCAAGCTGGAGCCCTTTTGCATCGCTGACCTGTGCCAGCACGCGCGAGCCATCCGAGAGCAGTAGCCGGCTGCTGTTGGCGCTCGAGTGCTCCCAATAGGGAAGGTTTACTAGCGCTGCAGCGCCATCGCTCGGGCGATAGCGCGTGATGATGGTCTTGCTGATCCCGTTGGCCGTGTAGCGAATGGTGAAGTTCTCGGAGTCCTCCGGGTTCTGTGACCACTCCTGTGTGATGCCAGTGTCGCAGGCATCATTGCCAACTCTGCCGAGCTCGTCGTAATAGAAATTGATCTTGAACGGCGTCCACATGGACTCGAACGCCCAGGTGATCCCGCCCACAGTTGCGTTACCCGTGGAGTGAGTCGGTGACACCGTGGAAACACCGGCCGTGACCGCGCGATACACCCACTGATTGGTCGCGCTGATGTAATCGCCAATCGCAACTGTGATTCCGTTGAACCAGAACTCGTAGTTACCGGCGCGCTCCGGAGAACGTACCCGAGACACGAAGCAGCCCACCCCGAGGCCACCATATTCCGCCGTGCGCACCGTGGACTTGGTCCAGTTCGTCTGCCACAAAGGGCGGGGGCCCTTGGTGCCGTTCCTGAGATACCCACGCTCCCAGCTCAATCCGCACAAACCAAGCCCGGCACTGGTGGTGCCAGCAGTGCGGGTGTTGTTAAAACTGAGCCCCGGGAAGTGCCCGTCAACGATAGTGCGCGTGGTATCTGTGTTGGCATCTACCGGCTTCGACATCACACCGTTGATCTGCTGGCGGTACCCTGCGCCGCTCTGGAAGATGTTCGTGAAGAACAGACGCGCCTTGCCAGGCAGAACAGCCATCACGGCAGTCATGTCGAACCGAATGCGTGGTGCGATGTACAGATCCGCATCCCAACCCGCCCCCATGGCAGTCAGCGCGGCGACGATCTGGGTCGTCTGGTCAGTATCATTGTCGGTGACGCCGTAGCGGCGCAAGTCGCCAACCGCATATGCATAGTTGGATGGCGTCACTCCGGTAGAGATCTCGATGGCGGCACGCTTGAGCCCAGTCAACCCCGGGCTCGTGTCGGTGCGCTCCATGAGCAGCGCAAGGATTGCGTCCTGATCGGTTGTCGATCCCGTCAGCAGACTCGTCAGAGCCGCTGCTGTCATCACCGTTGAGCTAAGAACTGCCGGAGTGAGAACGCCACTGGCATTCGTTGTCAGGTACTTCGACACCCATGCGGAGACAGGCGTCATCGTGCCGTCTGACAGTACGTTGTCCGGATAGCGCACACACGCCAGAAGCTGTCGCTTCAGGTCCTGCATCTCACGCTCGATATGATCGAATGCGTCTTCGTGAATCTCCGGCAGGAAGCGCCCCTGGTTGCGAATGCTGGTCGGTTGCGTGTTGGGCGTGTTACTACGAATGTCGAGCGTGTAGCCTGCGTAGGCCGCCGCGGCGCTCGCAGTAAGCGTTACGCTCCCGCCACTTGCTACGTTCGCGCCCGTGACAGTGTAGTGCGTCAGGTAGGCGAGCAGCGTGGGAACCGCCGGTGTTGCGGTACTGCACGCCGTCACCTGCAGGTCGGTATCCGCAAAGATGCGGAACGAGAACGGATAGGGACCGACGCCGCTGACGGTGTAGCGCTCGATCGTGTCGTTGACGTTGACAGTCATGGTGAATCCTTATCGCCCTGCGGCCGTCGTGAGATCGGCCATCTGCGTGGGCGCGGAATCCCCCGGCTCCCACCAGTACGTAGTCCCCCAGTCGCGTCTCGCCGCAGCCTTCTGGCGTGCGAGATACCCCGGAGAAAGTGAGTCCTGCAGTTCGTTGAAGCCGGCATGGTCGATCGCGGCCTTGAGATACCAGAGGTTCATAAAGGGGACGTTCTGACGTGCGAAGCGCAGGAGCTCCGCCGCGGCCTTCGGGTCCTTGCCTTGCATCACCTGGCCGAGATTGCCGAGCGTGACGTTCGCAGCATCCGCCGCCGTTCCTGCTACAGGGCCCGCAAGGCTCGTCCAGTTCGGCTGGCCGCCGCGCGAGTTGCCTCCGAGCCCGGTGTAGAGCATGTCGCCAAAGATTCCGAGCCCGCCGCCCTGAGCGAATGCCGCGCCCCAGAACTTCGGCGTTGTGGCATCGCGCGGGTTTTTTCCGCTGATGAGGTCCTTGAGCTCAACCGACAGTGCGCCCATCAGCGTGAGGCCCGTCAACAGCGAGAGGCTGTAGGCAAGTCGGCCCTTGACGGTCGGAATCGACTTGATGCGCTCGATGTTCCGGATGACCATCGAAAGCGGAAACGACTTGAACAGCATCAGGCTGCGGCCAATCTCGCCGCCGAGCGTGCCCGCCTTCATGCCCTGCGTGATCGTCGCGCGCGTCACGACATCGGGTGCAAGAACTGCAGTCTTGCCCTCGTTATCGATGAAGCCGAGCATCTTTGCGACAGCCTGATTGACTTGGGCGTCCGTGAAGCTTCCGGACGCCCATGGTTTACGCTGATTGGCGAGGTCCGCCGGCAGCTCAACCCGCGATGGATAAGGGATGCCAGCAGCAAGATCGCCCGCGCCACGCGCGGCGTGATTGGCTGGCACGTCGACGTACCAGACTTTCATCCCAGAACCGCGGCTCGCCCAACCTTCCGCGTCGGGCAAGTGAGAGGTCACCCACAGCGGCCCAGTGACACCCTCAGGTGATCCGCCGTGGTAGTAGCGGACCATGCCAGCAGCCGGAGGCGCTACTCCTTTCGCGTTGCGAATTGCGTTCGCGGTCAGAAGATCGCGGCCGCGAATGTTCTCGGGTGTTGCCGCCTGCCAGACCTGCCAGTCCCCGTCCGTAAGCCCCGCCGCCTTGAACCGTTCGCGATCGAAGTCCGAAAGCGCGCCCCAGTCAGTGTTTTTGAGCGTCGCGAGCTGATCCTGAAGCATGAGGCCGAGGCCAGCCCGGAGCCGATGCGTCCACGCCTCCACGAACTGCAGTTTCATGGTTGCGTTTGCGATCTTTCCAGACCAGTCCTGACGTAGATTGTCGGCATGCCAGGCCTGCATTTCGCCCGACACGCTCTCGACTGCAAGGCCCAGACGAGCAGCGTCTTCAGTGAGGCTGCTGGAGGCGAGACTCTTGAACATCTGCCCGAACGCCTTGCCGAGCGGCACACCGTTGTAGCGCGCGGTCGCAAGCCACGTCGGCGCATCGTTGATCGAGGAGATCATGACGCCGCCGAGCTTCGTGGCGGAGGTCCAGTTGCGGATCGTGCGGCCGATCGCTGCGGCTCGCGGGTTCACCGGGCTTGCGGTGGTACCGTTCAGCACGTCCCAGACCATGTCGGTGGTCGCGCCGTACTGTGTGACGCCCTTCGCCGGCCGTCCTGCCGCGCGCGAGTCCTCGATCTGCGCGGTGTCGTTCAGCAGTTTGTACGTCGAGGTTGGGTTTGAGCCGAACGACTCCATGAGGCCGATATTCTTGGCCTGCATGTTCACGTGGTTGTGGATCGATTCGAATACCGAGCCCTGCCCGAAGTCGGCGAGGTAGCCGAGATAGCTATCCGGATCCTTGAAGTGCAGCGCGCGGTGAGCCTCATCGAAGCGCGAGGCACGAGAACCCGCACCGCCCGAGCCTGCTTCCCGGCGGGTGAGTCCTTCGGTTGCAAGCGTGTCGTACGAGTGACTCAGGAAGTCATTCATCTGGGCATCGGTCATCGCCGAGCCATCGGGATTGAAGTAGCGCGAACGGTCGAGGCGCGGCAGGACCTTGCCTACCCACTCCGCTTTGCCCGCCTTCACGATGGCGCCCGTGTCGTGGGGCTGCGGCAGGTAGCCGTAATCGAGCTTGCCGATGTCCGCGCCGGCTGAGTTCAGGCGCTCACGGATGTGCTCTACCTGCTCGAGATAGGCTTTCGCACCGTCTGCCGCGACCTTGTTGCCGGTCTTCTCCCCGTACACCTCGCGCACGAAATCACGCACGGCGGTGGGATTCTCGATGAGTCCCATGAACCGCGGTGCTGCAGCGTGCATGGCATCCATGAGGTTGCCGAACAGTTCATTTCGGACGCCGGTGACGTACTGGTCTACCTGGCGTAGGCGTTCGAACAGGGCCTTGTGGACCGCGTCCTTTCCGCCAAACTCTTTCGACCTGGCGATGAGGTTTGAAGTCTCGCGAGCCTGGGCGGAAGCGTTGAGCGCCTTTCGCTGCGCAGCCTTGGCGGCCTGCTCTGTGTCCTGCTTCAGCGAGAGTTCCGCGGCGGCCTTGAGGCGATCCGCGGCAGCCATGCCGGCGAACGTCTTGTCCGTGCGCGCGAGCTCGCGCAGGTTCGCGGTGATGCGATCCTCCATGCGCTGGGCTTCGCCTTTCCCGAGAGCCCGGCCGATCGCCTGTTCGATTTGCTGGATGCAGGCGGTTTTCATGCGCCTCGCCCCAGGAAGCATTGAACCGCGACCGAGTACGCTTCCGCGTCCTTCAGGTCTTGCTGGTACTCACGCTGGATCTGGTCCGCAACGTCGGCTAGCGTCGACTGGATGGGCTGGCCATCCGCATCGAAGCCGGAATAGATGGGTGCGTCGGGACGCTCGCTGGCGAGCCGCTGGAGAGCGGTGAGTTCGGGGACCTTCCCAGACTCGGCGGAGACTAGTGGCTCAGCGCCCGCTGGTTGAGCTTGTCGAGCATCCGCTGCGCTCGCGCGTCCGCCGCCAGATCGTTGGGAGTCTTCGCGGAATCCGCGGTAGACGGCGTCGGAGATGCGGCCGGCTTGGTGTTCTGCGTCGAGGGCTGTGCTTGCTTCTTCACGAAGCCGAGTATACGCGCTCTCGTCGAGCTTCGGAATACGCGCCAGGGTAGACATGCGCGCGTTGCCCTTGCCGTGCGTATTGTCAAATACGCGGATCTTCACGCGATCATCGCCTGCGTAATGGGCTGCCAGGCGATCCATGGTCTCGCGCGCACCGACATGGGTTGCGACGTGTTCGCTGAGCGGTACCGTTCGTCCCGAGCCGCTACGAGCCTCCTGCCGCATCGCGCGAGGCAATGCGCCTCCCGTGAGGGCTTCGATTGGGTCGCGGTAGGTGTAGACGATCTCGACGCGCTTCCCGGCCTGTAGTGCCTGATCGATCTTCTGAGTAGCACTCTCCAGGCGATTCATGTTCGTGTCGTAGACGATTTGCGCGCCCGTGATGTCCAGGCCGCTACTCTTGCCGGCGCCGGTACCTCCGGCGCTGAATAACACCAATGGCTCTTCACCGGGCCCGGGGCGCTGGGCAAGCTTCTTCGCGTATAGCTGCTTGATGAACGCCGAAGCAGGCTCGTGAACCTGCGCGGAAAGAGATCGATCAGCCTGGTACTCGGGCGAGAGTTCGCGGGCGATATCAGTGTTCAGAACCTTGCCGCCCTCAGACTCGGGCAACTCGCTGTAGCGCCTCTCGGCTGCGATTGGATGCGCGGCGAGCTCCGCCTCAAAGCGCTGCGCGAGCGGCGGGCCGCTTTCGTATGGCACATCTTCCGGCTGCACCGCCTCAACATCCCGCGCAAGCTTCGCGGACTCGTTAAGCTTCCCCGTGTCTTCGAAAGACGCCGGCTGCTCCGTGACGGCCCGGCTCACATCGACCGGCTCATTGCGCGAGAGCTGCTCGAGCGCCGTCTGCAGGGCGTCCTGATGCGCTACTTCAGATGCAATGTCTGCGGGCTTCCCTGGCGCGGTCTCGGTCGTGAAGCTCTTCGTGTTGCGCGCGGCCATCACCGCATCGACCTGCGAGGGTGCGAGGCGCGGATCGATGTGGGGTGACAGCGTGTGATGCAGGCCACCGAACAGAAGGCCGGTCAGCGCATCCGTCGTGACCGAGGCAAGGTCCAGCACAGGAGGTGCCTGGTCCTCGTAGCCGGTCGCCTTAAATAGGGCCCCTTCCGCGCCACGCGTTGCCGCGCCGAATGCAAGATTGCCCGCCGCGCCGCTCGCAAGCCGACTCGTCAGGGTCTGGCCGACCACAGGGATCTTGAACCCGAGACCTGTTGCGAGAGCCTCGGTTGTGCCAGCTGCCACCGCGACGGGAGCGCTCACGCCCTCATTCACCAGGTCCTTGCCGCGCTCGATGGCCTGTGTGCCCATGAGCACCGACGGATTGCCGCCCATGGCGGCGAGCGGGAGCAGGATCTCACCGAAGCTCCCGAGGGTCTGGCCGACCTTCCCCACTTCGTGCGGGGCTGGCGTCCAATAGTCGATCGAGTCCTTGCGGACCTCGTCGGCGAATGAGTCGAGCGCTTCCTTGTCCGTGCCTGGTTCATCGAAGAACGAGCCGACGGTCTGCATGAAGTCAGCCGTCTTGGCGCCACCGCGCATAATGCCGGTACCGATGCCCTTGAACGTGCCGCGGAAAGCCGGGGCGTCCAACTCATCGAGGCTGTTGATGCTGTTCGCACGCGCGGCCGCTTCGAGCGGAGCCGACGCTTGCGCGTCAAATGAGAACAGGTCGCTCATTGCACGGTAATCACGAGCGGCTCGCCCTTCAGCGAGAACACATCGCGACCCTTGGTGACGAGATACTGGTTCGCCTTCCAGTTGCGCAGTCCCAGGCTGCCGAACGAGTCGACGGCCTTGGCCGCATCGGCATCGGGCACGCCGCGCGCCTTCAGTTCGGCTGCAAAGGCGGGGCGCGCTTTGTCTGCGAACGTCGACTCATCCATGCCGAGCGGCGCAAGCACATCCCCGTAGCCATGGAATGGCACGACAGTGCCGATGGATGCCTTCAGCGCCTGCTGAACGAGCCGCTGGTCGATGTCCTGCGTATCCGCGTTGAGCCGCCCCGTCTCGGCGGACTTGCCCACGTAGTAGGCATAGGCCACCTGCAGCGCGAGAGACTGCGCATCAGGACGTCCGGCGAACGCATCGCCGACCTTGTCGACGAATGCCGTATCGAACTGGCTCTTGTTCGGCAGGAAGAGATTGGAGACGGGCTTACCGTCCTCGCCCTTCACCTGCTTCGTCTTGTTGAGCAGGTTCTCGCCCGTGACGATCGTCTGCGCGACCACACGGGCCGAAATCGCCGGATCATTCGCGCGGAACCAGTGGCCCGCCTCGGGAATCACATCGACCGGCTTGCCATAGATCTGGCCCGCGTAGGCCTTGACCGGTGAGTCCGGCGCGATCTGCTGCATCATCGCCGCGTAAGCTTCATCGCTACTCACGGAAGCGCGCAGCTTCCCGAACAACTGCACGGCAGCCTGGGGATTCGCCGCATTGACCTGCGAGGCGAGCGCCTGCGCTTCCTGAGGCAGTAGCGGCTTCATCAGAACCTGATTGCCGTACTGCTTGCGCATGGCAGTGATCGTGTCAACACGGCTCTGCAATGCCTGCTGCTGGGTGGGATCATCGAGCGCCGAGAGATCGACCTCGGGAATACTGGTTCCGGTGCGGGTCGCGTTGAACTGCAGCGGCTGCTGCTGGAGCAAGGTGACGTTCTGTGTCACGGCCGTCTTCAGCCGGTTCAGGTTCACCGCATCGCGCATCGTGCCGCCGCCCTGATCAAGCGCGGCCTGCCGCTCCTGCACGGCCTTCACCTGATCGGTGATGGGCATGCGCAGGAGCTTCTGCACATCCTGCTCGTCCGCCACCCGCTCTTTGAAGTCCCCCGCGAAGGTCGTCCCGCGCGTCTTGTTCTCCCAGCCTGCCCACATCTCAGGGGTCGCAGGAACTCCGCTTGCAATCTGTCGGTCGATCTCGTTCAGCGTGCGCTCGGCGATGGCGTCGCGGTGATCCATCAAGGCGCGCGCGCGGTTCTCGGCTATGCGCTTGGCATCCGTGATCGCATTCTCGATCTGCGACGCCTTGTCGCCGTTTACATGATCGCGAATGGTGTTGTAGTAGCTCTCGGCTCCCGCGATGTTGTCGTTCGACAGGAAGCGTCCGACGACTGCCGCATACGTGGCGGACTGTCGCGTCCCGATCTCCGCAGCCTTTTGTTCTCCGTCGAGCCCAGGAGACTGATCTACTGCGGCCCGCATCCGGGCCATCTCCGCCTCAACCGCCTTCGGATCATCGAAGTACGTCACCGCATTGACGTGGGCCTGCGCCTTGTAGTCCTCGCGCGATTTGGCGTAGTACGCCTCGGTCTGCTGCCGTTCGTGCGTGTCGAGTTGTCGCTGCAACTGCGCGCGCTTCTCGTTCACAGAAGACTGGTAGACGGCCTTCTGCCGGTCGCTCTTGAGGCCCTGCGTGATCTCGCTCGTCTTCTTGTCGAAGGTGGAGATGGCTTCAGGTGCAACCCCAATTGCGTCCTTCATGACCTTCGATTGCGCCTGCGAGTAGAGATCGTTGGCAACCGTATCGGTGTTGCGGTCGGCCTCCATGAAGGCCGCGCGATCGGCCTTGAGCTGCTCTTCCTTCCTGATCTTGAAGGCGACAGCGCCCACATCCGACACGCCCGCGCCGAGATCCTGGCCCACGGTGTTCTGCAATGGGCGCTGCTGAAAGTTCGGCGCTGCCTGCGCGCTCACCTGATTCTGGAGTGTGGGAACAACCGGCATCAGCCGTCCCCCAGCTTCCACTGACCATAGGCCTGAGAGCCTGCGGTCAGAAGCGTGCGGCCCGCTGCGCCGTAGGAATTGGTACGCTGGTTTGCGCCCCAACGGCTCGCCTCATTCGCCTGATTTCTATAGCCCCAGGCCTCGCGTGCTGCATTGTTGCGTATCGTCTGCGCGTCCTCCTCGCCAACCTGAGCGGTGTCGCTCAGCAAGTTGAGCGCGGTTCCGGACACCGCGACGTTGCCCTTACCGAAGGCCGCCTTCTGCCCGCCGACAACCTGTGCGATCTGCCGGCGATAGCGCGACTCCTCGATCGATCCACGCAGCAGCGCATCGTTTGCCTGCGCCTCACTGAGGCGGCGATTCGTCTCTCCAGTCGCTTCGTCGATCTTGCCCTGCTGGAGCTTTCCAGCGGTGTCGATACCGCCGCCAATGAGTTGCATGAAGCCCATGTCAGCGACTCACCTGTCTGAACAGTTCGCCACGCGTGCCGTACGCAACCGGCTCGCCGAGCGTGAAGCCGAGCCACGCGAACCACTTCACCGCAGCCTCGTTCCGTACGTCCACATAGTTCACGACCGACACCGTGAGGCTTTCGGCCCAGCGTTTCGCGGCACGCAGGAACGGCAACGGATGGCGATCGATGGCCTGGGAGAAGACCGCCCACGGCACATTGCAGTCCTCGTGATGCATCACGCCAAAGATCCCAGCCGCCTCGCCGTCGATGAACACTGTCTGCGCGTTGCCGTACACGAGCCCGTAGCGCAGACACATCTCTGAGGTAACGCCCAGCGCCTCAAGCTCATCGATCTCTGGCTGGCGCAGATTGGAGAGCACGAGCCATGAATCACCAGGCATGGAGGGACGGATCTCAACCATTGCGGCCAACCTCCACAACTGGCGAGCAACTCAGGATCGTCATTGGCAATGGCTGATCCTGCCGCGCCAGCACGCGCCCGCTCTTGTTCCAGCTCGTGAGCATGTAAGCCGGGTCGTTCACTTCGTTCTGCAGCGGCCACGGCGCGTTGTAGTCGAAGCTCGCAGGCTGCAGCCCGTAGTCATGCAGGTTGTCCTCGTCGGGCCCCGCCTTCATGCCAAGCGTCTTCTCCACGACAAATGAAACCTTCGGAATGACCTTGGCGTTGTCGCGGATACTCTCGGTCGCTCCGAAGATCGTCACGTCGAGCGTCTCGATGTCGGATACATACGGCAGGCCGATATGCACGACGCCTGCGGGATATGGGAGTCTCACCGCACCGTTCACCACAACTTGCGGGACCTCGGGTGACCCATCGGCGAGGATCGCGACTGTTTCGCCTTCGAGGTGGCTGAGGCCGGAGAACGTGTCGCGCGCCAGAGTCCAGGTTGTCGTCGCGATACCCTGCAGGGCCGCCGGAACCGGAGATTGCAGGACGGCCGTTGCTGTCATGACGCCGCCGACTGCCGTAATCACGGCGCGCACGTTGCCATCGGCGTGAGGGAGCTGGATCGCATCACCTACCTCATCTCCGGTGAAGAGGACGAAGGATGCTGTGAGTGTCACGGTGTCGCCACCCGCGTACGTTCCCGTGATCGTGAGCGTCGTGGAACTGGTGTTGCGTCCGTCGTAACTGAGCCCGCAGTCGACAAAGAACGAGTCGAGGATGTCGTCCTGATCGCGCTCTGCCATGCGCTCGAGGTAGCGTACCGCCGCGCCGTTCACCGTCCGCCGCACGACGAAGTACGGCACATCACGGCCGTCTTCCGGGATCACGCACACGCGCTCGAAGAAGCCCCGTGTGTCGTGCCGGTGCCAGCCGATCACGTCCTGTTCCTTCAGGTAGGTGAGCCCGATCAAAGCGCCATCGCTGCGGACGATCCACAGGATGCCGTGCGGTTCCTTGGCGTAGTCCATGTCGACTATGGTGTGATTGCGGTCGAACAGGTGCCGCGACATGACGGTCAGCTCATCGCCGCGGAACTTGTCACCTCCTTGGGTGAAGGCAAGGTCCCTGACCTTGGTGGCGCCGTTCGTTGCGAAGAGCAGCGACTCGCCGGTCTGGATCGCGCGCAGGAACATTGCGCCGTCGAAAGACTGGGGGTCGTAGCCGACCGTCTGCGGTGTCCAGGCAAGGCCACGGGATGGGGAGGCCCACGAGGAACTCGATGTCAGCGAGATGAGCTGGTCCATCGGGACGAGCTCAAGAATTGCGTTGATCTGTCGCGCGTTCAGGCGCTGCGTGATCGCATCATCTGCGACCAGCGGGGAGGACACGCCGAAGTTGTGATAGTCGGCGGTCTTGCTTGCCCACTCGGTTTGCGGCTGCTCGGGTGTGTTCGCGAAGACGAGCCGGTCCTGGTAGTAGGTCACGATCGCGGGATAGCCCTGGTCGATGCTCCACGCGCCAAAGGCCCATATCGTGGTCGTCGCGGGATTCACCACAGGCATGTAGTCGAGCACCGTGGCGGTGGCCGTCGTGCCCGCCTGCGCGGTGATCTGGGCCGTACCGAATAGCGAGTGCAGGTACTGCCATGTCACACCGGCCCGTGTGTTGGCGACGCCATTCAGCAGGTTGCCATCGCCATCCGCTTCGATACCGTCATCGTGAAAGGGGGCGACAGTCCCAGTGTAGGTGCCAGCCGATGGCGCCGCTGCATTGCCCGCCGCGACGTACACCTTGCCGTTGGAACGCCGGAGCAGCCCATCAGGATCGACGCCGCTTGCCGCGATGAGCTTGTTCGGCTCCCATGGCGGGATGGCCGAGAGATCCTCCATACTCAGGCGAATGAGCGAGCCGATGTGGGCGGCCGTGAAGATGCTGGTGGAGGCCGTAAGCGTGACAGAGCCGGTTGCGGCGGATGCCTTGAGCGTCGTCGATGAGACATTGTCGTCAAGGAACGGCCCGCCCTCGAAATCCGTGATCGGCAGCAGCGTGAAGGTCGATGCCCCAGTCCGTACGAACTCGTACGGGATGTAGTTCTGGTTGCAGATCGTGAGCACGTCCGCGCTCTGGGTGTAGCGCAGGTCGGAAAGCTCCGCCGAGAGGTAGGGAGAGGCGATCGCAAGCGACGTGGAAGCAGACCCCCCGCTGGTATACGCGCCGCTTGGATCGCCGCTGCCTGCCACCCTGAAAGTGTTGGCCGTGGGGACCGTGAGGATGAGCCAGCTGCCGTTGACCTGGAACGTGCCGCTTGCCACCACTCCGACGATAGTGACGGTCTGCCCCGCGATAAATCCATGGGGCGCAACCGTGGTGATCTCACGCCGCGGCAGCCCACCAATGAGTCCGTCCGTGACGTTGGTGATCGCGATGCCGCCGTTCTGCACGAAGGCGCCATTGGTGAACACCTGCACAGTGCCCTGCTGGAAGGCCAGCATGTAGGACTGCGTCGTGCTGAAGACGAACGGCACCAGCGCCGCAAGGCTTGACGGGCTCAGCGCATAGACGAACTCGAGCCCTGCGCGGTTGCTGGCGCCGCCGGTTGCCCGAATGAAGCAGTTCTTGCAGGTGCGTAGCGCGAGCGCGAACTTCTGCAGGTCCGTGCGCGCGTACAGACTTGGCGATATTTCTCCTGCACTGAAGGATGTCTGCGATATCTTCACAAGAGCATTCAGATAGTCGCGTCTGCGATGAGGTGATGAGCGAGCACGTCACCGACTGCGGTTCCAGCGGCCCCCGTGCAGGCGATGTCGACGGACGATTCGGTCGCGTTGGAGTACACAGTCGCAGTACAGGCCGCTACCGCGCTGACGTCGTAAACCTGCGCATCCGCAGCACTCGGGCTGTAGCCGGTGATGGTTGGAACGGCGCGCATCACATACGGGAAGCGGTAGTGTCCGATCGCGCCAAGGGCCACCGCACCTGCCTTGCCGCTCATCCATTTGATGGCCCCGGAAAGCCCCGCATTCTGCGCGGGTGCGACGAGCTGCCCGAAGGTCTTGCTGAATACCGTGCCGATACGGGCCTGCTCGTAGGCGAGTGGCGCCGGATTCCAGTCCTTGATGCTCTCCTCCTTCGTTGCCTGGACCTGTGTGAGGCACAGCTCGTCGTTGATCGACATCTGGGAGTTCGTCCAGAACACGATCAAGATGTTCTTGAAGTTCGGCCCCATGTCGCACTCAAAGGCGAAGTCCTGCCAGGCATTGGTGAGCACGCAGCTCACAGCACTGCCGGAGATCGAGCAGTTGCTCGCCGATGCCGGGATGACGGCGCTGAGATTGGTGCCGAAGGTTGGATCGGTGCCTGCGCCCCCGAAGGCGGAAATGAAAGTTGCGGGGATCGTGTCGATGGTGCCGGCCGAGGTGAGCTGGATCACGGCGGCACGCAGCGTGAGCGCGGCGCCTACGCTCAACCGGGCCGCGAATTGCACCCGCAGCGCCTCGTTGCGCATGCCGGCGCTGTCGCTGGCACTGACGACCTGCGACAGACAGACCTTGCCGGCCGCCGTGATCTTCTTCAGTTTTCCGTAGTAGCGCGCATTGATGCCGGCCTCGGGCGCTGCATCGGTGTCGATCTGCTGGTACTGGACGCTCGCATTCTCGTTCGTGAGCTTCCAGTTGTCGGCGCACATCACGCGCCCCGTCGTACTCGAATACGTCGTGAGCGTGCTCGGCACCTGCATCTGCGCGAACTCAAAGCCTCCATTCATGAGGAGGTTCCAGTCCCCCCATCCCAGTGGCGTGAGCGGGATCTCGTTCGCGTTCTCGTCGATGTACTTCAGCTCGTTGTCGGCCGAGTCAAAGAAGATGTCGACGGCACCAGCGCTGGGGGCGCTACCGATCGCCGTCTTGTGAAGGCGTAGTTTGCTCATGTGATCTCCATGATTGCGTTGAGCTGGATGTCCGCGAGATTGCCCGCGGCGATTTCCAGGTAATCGCTGAATATCTGGGAGTATCCGGGCAGTACGGAGATGCCAGCACCGGGCATGCTGTTGGCAGAGACCGTCAGCCCGTCGCTGCTGGCGTCTCCCGCCAGCGCATAAACGATCGTTCCGGAGACGTATCTCGTGCAGAAGAGTCGATAGGTGCCAACGGACAGGCTCTGGTCTGCTCCTGATGCACCCGACATCACCTCGTGCACGTTCACCCAGCCTGCGTCATCGAGCGCCCGCTGCAGAACGATGGTGGCAATCCATGCTCCGGTGAGCACAGTCGAGAGCTGCTGGCCCGCGGCGATTGCCACGACAGCGGAGGCCTGATTGACCCCAGTGAATGAACCGGTAACGGTACTCATGTGGCCTCACATCCGGCAGGTGATGCTGGGGGACTCGGCTCGAGCGTCATCGCGCTGCTCGTTCATGCTCTGCGCGGTCGCCTGGCTGAACCACGCGAGGTAGCGCTGCTCGGCGGACGTCACGAGCTCGGCTTTGGCCTGCAGCGGGCCACCGATCTCCATCGCGAGGCGCCACGCAAATACGGAGCCGAAGTCCACCGGCCACGCGCCGGGATTCATGACATCGACCGTGAAGAATGCCCACGCATTCGCGACATCGGTGAGCAACACCTGGCTTGCCCCGTCATCCTTGAGGGCGACCTGCCACGGTGCGCGGTACTGCTGCAGCATCGGCCATGCATCGCAGTCGCACGTCAGGAACGCATCGCGGATCGCGCGCAGCCCGCTCTCATCGCCGACAGCGCGCACCATGAGGCAGTTGGAGGGGTAGGCGTAGACGTATGCCCAGCCTGGGAACGTCTGCCCCGCGACGAGCGCGAGAGGCACGGCGCGCAGCGAGAAGCCCCACGGGTGAGCCCGTAGGACTTCCTGCCTGCATTGCGCGAAGAAACGATTGCAGGTCTTCGCCGGGACGGACTGCTCCGTCAGCGCGGCGATGGCCTGCCCTACGCCGACACGGCCCAGCGCGAGATTGGCGGCACCGGTGTCGTCCACACGTTACGGCTTCTTCGTCGAGTCGCGCGGCAGATTATCGGGTGAGGGTGTTGCCGCCGCTTTTGGCTTCGCACCCTCATCCGCTGGTGCCTTCAGGCCTGCAGAGCTGCGTAGCTCTGCGAGCTTCTTCTCGACACGCCTGGACACTTCTGCCTCATCGACTGCAGCAAGCTCTGCACGCACCGCCGCCTCAGCCGCTGCACGCATGCGACCTTCTGCGGTGGCATCGGCCTGCTGCCGGGCCGGATCGATTGCCGGTACCGAGCCCTTCAAGGGAATGCGGCCCTGCTTGCGGATCGCTTTGCGGTCTGCCTCGACCTTCTCCCGTGCGCTGGCGTCGACTGGCTCGAACCAGGCTGGCGGCTCGTAGAACTGATCCTTGATCGGCACACCGTCCTCATTGAGCTTCGGGCGCTGATCGAACACGTCGTCCGGCATCTCGAAGGTGTCGCCGGGGTTGCGCACGGAATGCCCGTCGTAGCCCGTTTCTACTGCGATGACTTTCATGTTGGTTTTTCCTTACGACACCGCGAAGCCGGTCGGGTAGATCACGTTTCGCTGTGGGTCAGGCGTGATGTACGCGAGGATCGCGAACGCCGTGAACCCCGCCGACACCGTGAAGCGCAGACCGATGAAGCGCTTGTAGTCGCCGCTTGGAATCGGGATGCGCACGAGGGTCGCGCCAAGGGTGATCGCGGAACCGAGAATCGCAGGCGACGAGTAGTGCACGACAGGGCCTGACGTGAGGCCCGCATCGGCGGCCGACTCGAGGGTGATGGTGAGTGTCTTCGCCGCATCGCCGCCCGCCGCGGCCGTCTGAGCGCTGACGATGAGCCACTGCTCATCCGGATTGGTGCCTTCGTCTTCGAGTGCGGGGAAGCCCGCGACGTAGCCGCCAGCGCGATCGATGACGTTGGTGGAGATGGCGGTCGCGGTGAGGGCCTGCCCGGTTTTCGTACCGTCTGCCGCAACCGTGCCCGAGAACATGGACTGGAGGTCAAGGAACATAGGTGATTCTCCTGAGTGTTTTCTGTGGGGTGATTGACATCACGCCTCAGGTCACTCGGGCCTCCGTGGAAAGGATCTGGTCGACCGTGCGGACTGGCACACCCAGTACTGTCACCGTGCCGTTGTTGACGCTGCCCGGCGCCAACGTGCCGAACTGCTGCGCGCCCTGCATGAAGGCCACCGCATTCTGCGAGCGGTCCAATGCCTGGATCGCCAGCATCTCTTTCACGGTGCGGTTGGCGTAGAACACCGCCGTGCCCTTGTTCATGAAGGGGATGCGCGCCAGAGCTCGGATCATGAGCTTGATGAGCAGGGTTGCCGCCGTATTGGCCTGCGTGGTCGCCTGCGTGGTGAGGTCCGTTGCATCGATGTTGCAGATGCGAACTACGTAGCGCCAGTCGCGCACCGTGAGCCCGGTCTTGATCTGCCACCGGTCTGCATAGGCGCGGAAGCGGTTCTGGTTCGCGTCGAACGCGTCGATCTCGCCGAGATCCTGGTGAACGATGCCGGCCTTCGACCCCTTCGGGAAGATGCCAGTGACCGTATCGGGACCCCACACGACGAGCCATACGCTCGTGTTGACCGAGCCCGAGCCGCCCGCATCGATGATGTTCTGCGCGTTGGCTGCACCGGAGATCGCGCCGAAACGCGGCGCCAGGCCCATGAATCGCTCGGGAGTCACGGCCGTGTTGCCGTAGATGAGCGTTTGCGCGAGCTGCTGGTTCAGGCCCTCGACGATGCCGCCCGCTTCAGAGAGGCGGAACTCGGCAGTGTTGCCGTTGAGATCCACGAGGTCCTTGTCGACCTCGGAGCGATTCTCCAGCATGCCGCAGGTGTCGGTGACCTGCGCGCGCAGAGTCTTCGCAGGCGGCACGCCCTGGTACATCTGACGCCAGATGCCGGGCGGGATCCCAGTGCGCACCGTGGACTTGTGTCCCGTGGGCAGGTTGCCTTCGATGAAAGGCATATCGAGCAGGATCTCGTTCGACTGCGACAGCAGTTCGACGACTTTTGCGACGCTGCCATCCGGATCGAGCGTCTTCGCCCATTCCAACAGCGTGACTTTACCGAGCAGACCGAGAGTGGCCATGGATCAATTCCCTCAATGACTGGGTGTCGAGGCGCCGTACAGGACTTGAGCGGCGCTCTTGCCTGAGTTGGCGGGTGCGCCCGTGGTGGGCGGGGTGTCCTCCGTGACGCTCTTTCCGATCTGCAGGAACGCCTTGACGAACTCGGGGTGATTGCCCAAGCCGGTCTCATCCAGGATCGCTTTCATTGCCGGGCTGCAGAAACGAGCGATGCCGCGCTGAGCGGTCACCATGTTTGCGTCGTACTGAAGTCCGAACTCTGATTTGAGAGCGGCCTGGTGCTGCTTCACCTGATTGGCCTGCCACTGCACGAAGTCCGCTTCCTTCTTCGTCTCGATGGCGCCCAGAGCTTTCGCGTGAGCTTCAACGAGCTTCGAGGCGGCTTCCTGCGTGAGCCCCAGTTCCTTGAAGACGGGCTCAACCGCAGCGAGCAGCGGCGCGTCGAGGGCCATGCCCTCCGGCAGCTTCAGGGCGGCGAAGTCGTACTTTTCGGGAACGACAGGCTTGGGTGCCTCGGGCGGCTTTGCAGCCTCGGGAGGTTTCGCAGGATCAGTGGGAGCTGCGGCCGCAGGCGGCGTGGCAGCAGGTGCGGCAGCAACCGGTGGGGTCGCAGCAGCGGGAGGCGTTACGGCAGGAGTCGGGGCCGGACTTGGGGCAGCAGGATTAGAGGGAGTTGGTTCTGCAGCGAAAGGATCGGCCATGAGAGTCTTCGCGAGGTGCTCGCACTTACGAGCACAGCGAAGCTATGGCTGTTCATTGGGAATTGCGAAAGTAGTAAGATCTGTACATGAAAACCTGCCAGCACGATCCGTTCACGAAAGGCTGCACACTGCAGTTGGAGTCAGTGACGCTCATCGGGGCGCGGATGCGGTGTCTGGTGTGCGGCAAGAATGCGCGCATGTACTCAGCGAATCAGCGCTTCATGACCCTCGAAGATGTATTCGCCGACAGCCCGGCAACGCCTATCGTTGAATCAGCGCTGCGCAAGATTGCGACATGAGGCACGTCATGAAGACGATCCTCTCACCCTACTTCTGGGTGGGGATGGCCCTGATGATGTGTGTGATGCTGCTGGCTGGCCACGGGCACAACTGCGGCTGAAGGGACCAGTTCCGCCACCACCTTCCCGTGACGCGTGATCAAGATGCGTTCTTTCTGATACAGAACGCGGCCGATCATCTCGGCTAGATTCACGCGCAAATCAGTGAACGTGATCGTCGTCATTTCAGTGCCTCGTGATGCTCTTGCATCATTCTCGGAATAGCCAGCGGCTCAACCCCTTCGATCTCCACCCACAGCTCGCGCCCCACATCCTGCCGGCCCACGTTCGCCGACTGGATGCTGCCGTTATTCGAGCCCGGGGATTGCAGCAGCATGCAGCGCTCGCCGATGAGCCTCCACACGTAGCGACGGAACTCAGGAATAGCCAGTAGCGCGCGCAGGTCGTCGCGTTGCTGTTCGGCCTGATCCTTCGCTGTGCGCTTGCGGTCCTTGACCTGCTTTTCGTCGGCGGCGTTGTAGGCGCGTTCGTTCATGCGCCCGCCACAGCCTGCAGCGCATTCTGCCCGTCACCCGTATCTGTCTCGCTGAGTGTCTTCGCAGCCGTCGCGCCGTCCTTTGCCGCGGCCATCGCCTGCATCGAGGCCTGCTGCGCCTGCTGCTGGGCGCGTTGCTCGCGCATCTGAGCCACGACATCATCCCCGCGCACGATCGAGGGCGGGACACCGAGCGCCTGACTGTGCTCGTCCAGCGCCTGGTCCACGTCGAACTTGTCGAATGCGGTGACTTCCTGACCCGCGGCAGCCTGTGCGGCGGCGATGTTGCCCACGAAGCCCGCGAACCTCTCGATCTTTCCGCCCGCGATGGACCTGAACGCCTGAGCCAGTGCGCCGATCAGTTCCACCTTCAGTTGCACGCCCGACAATTCCTGCGGCGGCGGAGGCAGCAGCCCCTTGCGCGCCATGATGTTGAACGTGCGGTCGATGATCGGTGTGATGAGGCCCAGCTCGTGGTTCTGCAGCACAGGACCGAGCGCCAGGATCTGCTCTTCCTTGCGTGCGTCGATCTCGGGGACCGTAGCATTGCGGGGGTCCGCCTTGGTGATGGCGAGGAAGAGGTTCACGTACATCGCCACATCGATGATCTCGCGCGAGTCCTGAATGTCCTGCAGCAGGTATTGCAGCTCGGGCTTGATGATGTAGGCGGGCTGGAACTTCGGGGCTGAGCCATTGGGCGTGAACCCTGCCCATGTGACATCACCCGGCAGCAGCGAGGACGGCGCGTTCTTCAGCGACGGGTCGCCCACCATCGGTGGATCCACGAGCTTGTCGACGGCCTTCGCCTTGTTCTTCGTCTGGACCTGCAGTGCCTTGGCAAGGCCGAGCGCGTCCATCCCGCAGCTCGAGCCGTATGCGTCAGTGAGCTCCGTCGTCTCCCAGCGGAAAGCTGCGATGGGATTGTCCTCGAAGCCTGACACCCGCAGCGGCAGCATGTCCCCGCGTGCCGCGCTGCCCGTGCCTTGCGTCTCGAAGTACACGGACGAGAACGTCATGTTCTTGTTGTCGTACGCCCCGGCGATGCGATCCTTGTTCGGCTCGATCACATGCAGCACATCGTGCAGGACGTGACGGCGGCCGCTGTCCCACTCGTTCTTGACGGTGCCGCTGACGTTCTCGATCCCGTAGTCGTCCACGAGCTGACGCACCGTGAGCTTGTACTCGCAGTACATCGTGTCGATCACGCCGTCGCTGTTGGTCGCGAGGTAGTAGCTGCCCACCGTCTTGGGCACGCAGTGGATGATCTTCGTCGGGTGATCGAGCAGGATCATCGGGCCGGTGCCAAATACGCCCGCTTCGGTGTAGAGGCTCGGCAGCACCGAATAGAGGTTCGAGCGCGAGAACACATCGCGCATGCGGTTCTCGACGGCGTACAGCCACTGACTGACGGCCGGGTACTCCATCATCTCCGGGTCAGGCGTGACGAGGCGGAACCATGGTGTCGCGGGATTGGTGCTGCCCGCGTGCATGCCTGCGCCGAGCGTACGCGCCGCGAACTTCGGGGACGGATCTACGAGCTTCTGATTGCGCTTCGTCCCCGCGTTCGTCTTGCTGTCTGTGATCCAGCGGCCACGGCGCGTCAGGAAGAAGTCCTGCAGCTCCTTCCAGTGCGAGTCCCAGCTCAGGCGCTCGCCCTGCATCTCGGCAAGGCGCGTCATCGCTGTCTTGTAGCGGCTCTCCTGCGGCGGCGTGTACTGCGGCTTCACTACTGCGTTCACGTCGATTCCTTAAGCGCGTACCAGATTGGGCCATCACGCATCCCGGCCGGTCGACCAAGCCGTGCCTGCTCGCGCGACCAGTGCTCGTGTTCGAGTTGCGCATCCTTCAGCCGATCGGCCTCGCTGCGCTCGCCGCAGCTCCAAGGGTCGTAGGCGGTGGCTGCGTGATTCGGGTCGCTCATGGCAACACCGTTTCTTCCGGCCCGCTGGCGCGCGCAACATCGTTACACATCTTAGCCTCCCAGCAACGAAGCCGGCTGGCCCGTGTACGGCGCCCCGGCGCTGCTCGTGCGCACCGTGGAGCCCACCCCCTGCGCGCGCTTGGCGATACGGCGAATGCGGTCGCGCGCCTCGTAGGCTGGTGCATCGCTAGTGACCGGCGATGGCGCGGCAGGAATGTCGGTGGGCTGGTAGTTCGCGTCGTACGCGCCCAGCGCCTGACCACCCAGGTCCATCCCAGCGCTCACCTTCTTGCCCAGGATGAGCGTGTGCGGGGAGACGGCGTTGCCTGCGCGCGCGGCTTTCTTGATGAGAGTGCCCATGGTCGTTCCTATGCGTTCGCGTAAGGGTCGTATTCTGTTCGGGCGTGGGCTTGCGCCACGAGCTGCGTGAGCGCGGCCTTGAATACCGGCTCGGCGAAGGTGAGGCCCAATGCATCCGCGTGATTGGGAGAACGGCCCAGGCGCTTCTTGATCATGTCCTTGGGCTCGAGAATCATCTGGTCGCCCTTGAACGTGTAGGTGGGGACAGACATCTCACCTACGAGCTCGGGTACCGGCGGCAACGCGCCACCACGTCGCACCCAGTTCGCCGCATCGAATGCCATCTCGGTGCGCTTGTTGAAGTAGCGGCGATCGTGCGCAACCCCGCTGAACTGCACTTCGAACGGCGTGCGGCCTAACAGGCGCAACTGATCGCACCAGCCGCCGCCATAGCCGCCGGTGCCGTCGATCATCTCGCCATCCGAGCCCCACTCGATGGCTTGGCGCGCCACGGTGCCAGCCCCCTGCACAGAGTTCACATTGCGCAACACGCGGGGCGGCAATGCGACGATGCCCTGACGCGGGAAGATCACGCTCGGGTCATCGCCGAAGCGGCCCACATCGACGCCGAGGATCTTCGACTCATGCTCGTACTTGTCGGGGTGATAGAAGCGCTTCATCGCCTCGCTCACCTCGTCCGGGCCGATGAGCGTGTTCAGGCTCGACGGCGGGAACTTGCCGAACACATTGACCAGGATCCACGGGTTATCACGCCCATAGGTCCTGATCTGATCGCGTGCCCACTCAGACGAGACGCGCGGGGTGCGCTTGGGATCATCAGGGTCCGCCGTGATCTCGATCACCCACCACAGATCGCGGGCGCTGGTGCAAGCGAGGTACAGCGGGCCTTCGAGGTGGGTTGGATTCCCCGCCTGCACGATGTGCCATTCCTTCGCACTCGAGCCGATGTTCTCGATCGTGCTCATCACCGGCTGCGGGACGCCGCCAGACTCATCCACAAGCACCATGACGTAGTCGTCATGCAAGCCGCGCATGGTGTTGCCCTGCTGGTCAGGGGTCGCAGACTTGCTCCAGCGCCGTGCAGACATCCACCAGGTTGTGGGATGAGCGCGGGCGAAGATTCGCTCGGCCTGCCACTCGAACACTTCCATGAGCAGCGGGCTCTTCTGCTGCCACTTGCTCATCTCGGCCCACAAATTATCCTTGAGGTTCTCGCCGCTGATGGCGGTTGCCGCGACCTTCGGATGCGGGCGGGTGAGCAGGAAGTTCCAGGCGAGCCACGCAAGCACTGCGGTCTTGCCCGGGCCAGCGCATGCTTTCATGGCGATACGGGGCTGATGAGGGAATACCTCCAGCACATCGTCCTGCCACGGATCGGGCGTGACTCCGAAGACGTCCCGCACCATCTTGCGGGGATCCTCGCGCCACGCGCGAATGCGGTCACTCGCCTGTCGTGCTACGTCCAACAAGGCTGTCTGCTACCAGTTGTTCGATGCTGAGCTTGCCGCTGTGCTCAACGTCCAGTTTGTCGCCGTACTTTTTCGCCTTGAGCTTCGAGGCGATCCATTTGCGGGTGTCGACACGCAGGCGTGAGCGCTGGAGCGCCTCACCGTTCTGGCGCCATCCTTCAAGCGCTCCCTCCTTGTCCTTCTGCTCCATCCAGTCGTTGCTGCCATCGTCGGCTATATCGAGGATGTCCTCCACCAATGCGTCAGCGCTCTCTTCCTTGGCTTTCGCGTATTGCTCTGAGAACTCAGGGTATTTTCGCAGCCACAGAAACACGCTTGCTGCACAAGGCATTGAATCTTCACGACACACGCTGCGCAGGGACTTCCCCTGTGAGAGCAACTCGCAAATCTGCGCGGCAAGCTCCGGCGTGTAGTCGGTGGGGCGCCCTCCACTCACTGAGGCCTCCCAAACTCGAGCATCTCGCGGTCGTAGAGCTCCACGAACGGCGACAGGTACGGTACCCAGTCACTCGGGGGTGTATCCACGAAGGCCATCCAGTACGGGGAGTATTGATACGGGTCTGTGATCACGAACGTGTCATTGATGTTGCGGTAGATGTTGGCGAACTGGCCCACCTTGAAGGCACGCACTGTGATGCTTGCGATCGAGGGCGGCGGGAGGGGCGGAATGAACGTGAAGTTCCACCCTGCATTGGGGGGTGCGAACTGCGCAGACCAGCTGACTTCCGGCCACTGATTGCGCACCGCCATCTGCTGGTAGATCGAGCGTGGGCGCGGTTGGTCGCCAAGCTTCGGCTGAATGAGCGTCGTGGCGCGCTGCGTGGGCTGTGGTGGAGCAAGCCAGGATTGCCATACGTGCCACTGCACCGGCCTTGGGGGCACGCGCTGGGCGATGACTGACGGAACATTCCAGCCCGCGCTCGGGGCGGCACTTTGCGCATTCCATGTGGGCTGCGGCCACACAGGCCGGGGTGGATTGAAACGTGGCGGTTGGTCTCCGTAGACGAGTGTGAGCGGCGTGATCCTCGCGCCGTACTGCGCAGGCCATGCCGTCTCCGGCCACAACGCCCTTAGCGCATAGATCTTGGTGAGCTGACTTGCGGGAGGCTGATCGACCGGCGCGATGGGCGCGATATTGAACGCCGCATTGTTCGCCTCGCTTTGAGCAGGCCACCATGGCTCTGGCCAAGTTGCCCTGACCTGATACAGCGAGTGCCATGTCCGCCGCGGAGGTGCATCGCCCTGGTTCCCGATCGGAACGTGGGGCGTTGCCTGTGTGGGCTGCGGTGGCGAATAGAAGTACGGCACTCATCCACTCACCGATCAACCCAATTCTGCGTAGGTCATACCCGCCGACCAGCTCGTGAGCGTGCCGGGCTGCACCGGGAAGTACAGACCAAAGCCCGAGGCAGCACTTGCGTTCATGATGATCGTGTCGCGCGGGGTCGGAACCCACAGCCAGCCATTCAGCACGTTGAAGTTGTCATCGATCACCTCAGACTTCGCACCGGCGCCGGCAACCGATGCGTTGACGCCCGCCGTGCCCGCGGCACCCGCAGTGCCACCAGTGATCGCAGAGGCTGGGTCGAGCAGCTTCAGCTTGCGCGGGGTGGCGCTTGTGAGCGTGGGGAACGCCGTCACTTGCGTGCGCAGGGCAACGCTCTGCTGGGCACTCGTGGCATTGGCGGCCTGCGAGCACCAGGCGCGCAGGAACTCGAGAGAGGCTGTCACGCCCGGGTTGACGAACACCTGTGCCAGATCGACGGCGCCGGTGACCGTCGCATTTAACATACCGACCGTGTACTCGCGTGCGATGTTCGCTGCTCCTCAGAAAAAAGATTGAGTGCGGCCGTTCCAGGTCTTGAACCCCTGGTGGCCAAAGATGCGGATGCGTCCGTTGCGTCTCTCGATACGGCTGGCAAATTCTCCGCACTCTTTGCCATTCACCAGAACGTTGAAGGCGAACTCTCCGCGCGGCGCATCGTTCGCGAATTTCTCGCCGAGCGTGAACACGGTTCCGCGCTCATCCACCACGAGCAGCGCGGGCGGGGAGCTCACGTAACTCTCGGTAACGTGCGTCTGCTCTTTCGGCTGCAGCATGTAGGAGTGGATCATTGCGCCATCACCGGGCCACGTTGGTAGTTCGGCTGGTAAGGAACCTGCGTACCCCCTCCGCCACCACCTGCTGCAGCGAACGCAAGAAGGAACGTTGCGCGTGCCGCGCTCCCGGATGCGAATGTCGCGGTCCCCGTGACCGTGCCTGTGGCACCGCCTGCGAAGTTGTCACGGTAGGCACTGCCCAGGTTTCGAAAGTCGGCTGAGCCCGGCCACAGGTCCTGATCGATCGTGAAACCCGAAGGCGCAGTGAACGTGACGTCGACGCCACTGTCGTTGTCGCTGCCACAGATCCAGAAGAGATCGTCGCCCGCCGCAGCGGTGAGTCCCGTCGCGTTGCAGGCTGCCGGTGAGGCCGCACCCGTGGCTCCCGTGGAAAGCCCGCTCGATGCCGTCAGTACACCGCTGCGACCCGAGAAACTGACCGCACCGCCGATGACATCCGAGGGGCAGGTCACGGTCCATGAGGCCGGCTCGCTGGCCGCAACCTTCCACGCCGCCGCGCAGCGCTGGCTGTCGAAGGTGTTTTGCAGTGGACTCGATGCAAGCGCTGCGAAGCCAGCCGGAAAGGTAATCGCATCCGCCGCGGCATCGTTGATCGCGTACAGCACTACCACATCGCCGTCGACCGTACCGGCGGGCTTCGTCAGTACCAAACTGGTATTGCGAACGCTGTTGCCGGTAGATGCGCGTCGCGCCATTCACGGCCCCGCCTTGCCCGCGAGCCCTGACCATGTGATGCCCGAGAACTTGAGCACCGGGCAGGAGCCGTCGTTCACGACGTACTCTTTCGCCCCGGCCCCTGCACCGATGGAGCTCTTCTCGATCAGCGCCGTGCCCCTGGCGAGGCGCCAGTCGCAATTCACAGCGCCCGGTGGGCCACCACCGAGGTTCCAGCCTGTGCCGCTGTTGTCGGTGAACACGAGGTTTGCGGGGGCATCGTCCGTGTTCACGGTGATGCGGATGCCCGCGTAAGCCGTGTTCGTGATGCGGTTGCGGACGAACGCGGCGCTGATGGTCTGGTCCGCGACGTTGAGGCCATAGCGGCCACCGTCGTGCAGGACGTTGTCGTGGACGGAGAGGTTCGTGATCCCGATGTCATCGAACGTGTCGAACGACTGGAAGAGGTTGCCGCTCTTCACCTTGGCGATTTCGTTCCAGGCGATCTCCGCGCCTGATCCACCGTCGATGTACACCCCGTGGTTGAGCGTGCCGCCGGCAATGTCGTGGATGTAGTTGCCGAGGATCTTGGGGTTGGCGCCGTGGCCGACGATACCACCGGCCTTCATGCCATCGGGCGCGACCGGCCATGACACGTCGTTGTTCACGACGCGCCACGAGTCGCCCTTCGTCTGCAGGTTGACTGGAGCTCCGTCGCTTGCACCCTGTGGGTGACCGACGATCGTCAGGTTACTGATTGCGATGTACTTCGCCTGTGGCGCCTCTTCACCACCACCGTTGAAGCCACCACGCTTCGGCGCGTTGATCGTGACCGGCTCGCCCGGCTGGGAGGTGATCGAGATCGGGGCGCCTGCGGTGCCGCCCTGCCTCCAGATGCGTGCGAAGGCACCGTCCACGGCCGAGTCGGTGTAAACCCCACCACGCAGGATGATCACATCGCCGGGCTTGGCCGCGCCCCATGCACCCGAGGCCTCTGCGCTCGACAGCTGCAGGTGGCGCCAGGGCTTCGCGGGGTCGTTCTTGGCCGCGGTCGCATCGTCACCCTTCAGGCTGACGTAGAGCAGGTTGCCAGTCTGGACCGCGACCGACGGACCGGCGACGCCGTTCACCGCAACGACACCCGCACCCGTGAGAGTCACGCGCACGCAGTCATAGCCGGGATTGAGGCTCGCCGAAGCCTGCAGTACCGGCGCTGCTTTGTTGTCGATCGTGACGGTGGGAGAACCGCTCCAGTGACCGCATACGGTGAGCGGCGCGCCGACAGGGGCCGCAACGAAGTCGGTGTACAGCACAGCGGTGGTGCCGCCGCCCGGCGCGACGATGCTTGCCACCAGAGCACCCGGAGCCTGGGGCGCGAGAGCGAACGCCGTCAGCGGCGCGAGCAGGAGCGCCGCAAGGACTCGCAGCTTATGCCGTACCGGTTCAGCATCCGGTAGAAGCTCTGTCGATGCACGCCGGCCATACGCGCGGCGTGCACGACATTGCCCCTTGCCTGCGTGAGCACCTTCACCAAGTACGCACGCTTGGCTTCTCGCAGGGCCTCTCGCAGGGACATGAAGCACCTTAGGCAACCGGCACGTCCGGGATCTTGTCGTCGACGACCTGCGCCTGGGCCGCGATGGCGTCGATCTTGGCCGAGAGTTCCGGCGAGACATTGTCGTTGCCCGCGGCGATCACGGCCTGCAGGTCGGCAATCTGCGCCTTGAGCGCGGTCACCTCGGTCTGCACACCGTCGATTTCGGTGGCGGTCTTCTGCTGCTGGGCGAGAACCGCGTCCAGCTTCGCAATGGCTTCGGATGTAGAGGTCATGACGAGTTCCTTGAGCGAATGGAGGGAGTCGAGGATGCGATCGAGCACGTGCTCGAAAATGTGCTCTTGGCCGGTGTGCAGCCGAATATCAATCGGCGGCACTTCGATTCGGATAGTGAAGTCGGCGTCCTTCATGGCGACCTTGTGGATGGACGGTGCACTTGAGGCGCAGCAGTGCATGCGCGCGCTGGATCCCATCCATACCTGAGCCTCGCGTGGATCGTGCCTTGATCCAGATTGGCTATCTCGGCCCATTCGGAGAGCGTGCGTGTAACGCCGTCAATCTCAATCAGATGGCTGCTGCGCTTGTTGCGAGCCTGCTCTTTTCGAGTAGCCCAGCGGCAGTTGCCAGGAGAGCAATCGCCGTCATTGTTCCGTCGATCGAGACTCAACCCGCTGGGAACTTCTCCCATATCAACCAGAAAGTTCTCGAATACCTGCCAGCGATCACAAACCCTGATCCCGCGACCGCCGTAGTCTGGATAGTTCCCACATTTCTCGTCAGTGCACCGCTGAATCATGCTTGTCCAGCAGGTGTATGTTCTTGAGCGCTTTGCCGCATGACCGTGCTTGTAGTTTCGCTTGACAGCAAGATCACTGATCAAGCATCCGCACGACTTGCTTTTCCCTCGCAGTAATTCGTGACGAGCAACAATGCGCTCGTTTCCGCACTGACAACAACACAGGTAACGCTTCTGGCCCTGCTCCGTGGGAGCGGCGGCTTCCATAACAATCCAGCGCTCGAAGCGCTGACCTACAGAAATTTGTATCCCACGAATCATTGAGAGGCCTTGGCCCAGATATCGACGGCCTTCAGATCCGCCGGCCAGTTTACGAAGTCCGTCTGGTTGCGGGTGATGCGGCAATACTTCACGCCTGCGACCGTCTTCACGTCCGGCCCGCACATCTGTCCCGCGACGATGAGACCCACGGCCGTCATAGAATTACCAGAAGGCATGTAGCTCAACGTTCCCACTGTCGTGAGTGGAGGCTGCGATGCGCAGACTCCTGCCGGAGCAGTAGCCGGAGACCATGGCTCCGCAACCCAGCATGCTGGGGCGGCCGCTGCAGTCCATCCATGCGATTGGGTGAAGCTACCGACCAGCGGCGCTACACAAGCCTGCGCGCGCGTCTCTGGTGCAGGTTGCGCAGGACAGGTGACGGGCGGTACGTCGACAGGGATGCAGGTCTCCGCGGTGTGCGCCGACTCGGGAGTGACTCCGGCGGGCGGATTTTTGAGGACGGCCGTGACCTCGTAGCACTGCACGCCAGCCCGGACGTTTAAGCGCTTTGAGGCGCAGTCCGGTAATGGCGATGGAGTGAGCAGCACCTTCGGCTGGTCCTTCAGGGCGCCATAGAAATTAAACCCAAGCGAACCCGTCATCGGGGTGCCGTCGTCGAATGTCATCGGCGGGACGCACTGGAGATCTATGTCCGTGGCCTTCGCCGCGAGCGGCAGGAACAGACACAGCAGCGCGAGCGTGATCTTCATGGCCGCCGAGTGTGTTCCAAGTCGATACTTACAATTGCGCGTTTCGTTCGGATTTCTCGCACGATCTTGCTTACGAGCTGCCGGCAGTAGGGCTCCGTGTACCCGGTTTCCGCGGCAAGCTCGCGATGACTGGGAATGCGCGAGAGCAGTTCTGCCACTTCCTCGATTCGCTGATGCGAGCGTTTGCGCTTCATGCGACAGCCCCCAGCGCGCGCAGCGCCTCCATCGGCGTCGTGACCACGGGCGTACCAGTCGTCTCAACGAACGCGGTCTGCTCTTCCTGGTCGTTTCGTTTGCGAGCCTTGGCAGACTTGCCATAGGGCGTCTTCACTTCGAGTGAGCGGAAGTGTCCTGCGCCCATGTCAGGACGCCATACAAGCAGGTCGCAGGGTCTATCGAGCTGCCACACGTGGAAACCTGCGATCTCGAGCGCGTCGATGATCGGGCCCTCGCTAGCGTCACGCTTCTTGGCAAATCGGGCGAGGCTCATGCTTGCGCATCCACTTCGGCGCGCCGCTTCGCCTCATCCTCGCTAGGCATGCTGTTGGCGAGCTGGTGAAACCAAGCGCCGCCCGGAACCATCTTCCAAAGCTCCCAGAGCCCATTCGGATCGACGCAGGTTGTGAAGCGCTTGCACTTCGTGTGCGAGCCGCTGGCGTCGGGATGGATTTTGGTCCATTCAAGCACTGGCCATCTCCGCCTCCAGCATGCGCATGCCCTCGATCCAGGCTGCGTCCTGATCGGCGAGCGGCACATCCTCACGGGAACCGCTATTGCGCATGAGATCCGCCCAGCGATGCTTGAATGCGACGAGAACCTGTGTCTGCCGGGGGTCGATGTACTTTCGATCGACGCCTTTGCGAAGGACGTAGCCGAGCAGGCGGAAGTTCGCCGCGATGTCCCATCCATCAAACTGATCATCGGGACCCGCGAGCGTGCGCGAAGTGGGGAGCCTCGATCGCTGATCCGGAACATCGTCGGCGTGCCCCACGGTGCGACAGAGCTTCATGAACTCAGGCAGCGTCGGCGGGTGAGGCTTACCGCTGTACACGAGCCGGCGCATGCCTTGCGCGAGCTGGTAGTCATTCAGCATCGAGAGCCCGGCGACCCATTCCTGCGGGGGCTCCTCGCCGAATTTGCTAATCAGGGATGCGCCGAAGCAGCCCAGTAGCCGCTCCCAGACCTGATTCGCTCGCTGGGCCGAATTGTTCGCTGACCACTCTGTTGCCATTGCCGTTCCTGAGTTTCTCGCGCGCACGCTCCACTGCCGACGCCTGGGGCTTCGGTGGAGCTCGGGCGAAGTTGAGGCCGCGTTCGATGTGGGTGACATCGCGCAGGAAAAGCTCGATGTCGTCGTAGACAGTTCGCTGGTCGTTCTCGCCCATGTGGTGCGGCGAGAGCTTGTAGCCGGAGATCGCGGAGCAGACCGTTGCCTCGTCGAACGAAGCCAGCGCGGCTGCGATCACCTTCCGGCGTTTTGCGTCGAGCTTCGCTTTCGGGTGCCCGAACTCTCGGCGCCAGTGTTCAAAAATCCTTCCAGCCGGTTCGTCGTCGAGTTTCAACTCGACAGAGATCTTCTCTCCTCTGTCTCTACTCTTCTCTCCTCTACTCTCCTCTCCTCTGGCATAGCATCCTGCTAGCAACGTGCTAGCAGCTTGCACCGAGGCGGTTTCGTCGCTGGTGACTTCTTGAATTTCAAGGAAGTTGTACGAGACCAGATGCAGGAGAGCGGCACGGAACGCACTTTCAGTGCATTCGAGGCTGGCAACCTTTTTCAGCAGGTCCCAGCGGTATGGGATTTGGTTGTTGTAGCGCGCTGCTAGCAACATGCTAGCAACCTGCACCAGACGACTCGTGTCGGTTCCGAGGACCCAGGACTCGCTTGTGAGCAGCTCGCGATACAGCTTCACCCACGGGGGCGAACGGTCCTTGTAGTGCTGGAGCTCGGCCCAGCCGCAAAGTTTGATAATCGCGGCCATTAGCTGGCCCGGGCTTCGGTCCGTTTCCGCCGGCTTGAGCGTATTGCACGGCGCCCAAGCTTCGGAGGCGGCTGATTGAAGGCGAGGAGCACGTCCGCCGTGAGAAGTTTCCCGCGCTGCGCCGCCTGATCGATCATCTTCGGCCACCAGTGCACCGGCAGGCGCCGGCGCACGAGCGCCCGATAGACGGTGTCGGGCTTGGCTCCGATATCAGTTGCGAGGGCGGTCGAGTCGGCCCAGATGCCGAAGACGGCTGGGCTTATGTCCTGATTCGCTTGCATTCAGCCGTTATACACCGGATAAAATATCCGGTAAAGGGCGGAATAAGCTTCCAGTGACAGCAGTATTGCTTCAATTGACGATGCCCGGCATGAGCAATGTCGGCCGGCGCATCGGCACGCCCACCGAATACCGAGAAGCGATCATCGAGCGCACCCGCGGGGCGCGCGAGAAGCTGAAGCTCAATCAGCAGGAAATGGCGGAGAAGCTCTCTATAGAGTGCCAGCGCCCGATTTCCGCCGACACATACAGACAGTGGGAAAAGGAAACGACGTTGCCCCTGGACGTCATAATGCCCCTCTGCAATCTGGCGCACATCCATCCTTGGGAATTCCTCGCGCCAGTCCCTTTCTCGCAGGCCTCTTCAGCCCCGGCACGCTCCAGAAAAAGCGCAGCATGACGTCCGCGGAGATCATCGATCTCCTCGAAGAAAAAATCGCACGTAGAGATAGTCGAGAGCCGACTTAGGGTCCTAGCGGTTCCATTTCGCTTCTTCTTCTCGCCCAGCGCCATCCTGGCTAAGGGCCGCACGGTTCATGTGCAGGCGTCCTGGCGAATACGGTAACCGCGCCGCAGCGCCGTATAAAGCCGCGCCGCATCATTTCCAGCCACCGGACAGCACGCGATAAGCTTGCTCCGCGTCGCAACTTTTTCTCACCGGATAAATAATCCTTGCGCTCCGGATAAATTATCCGGCATACTCTCCCTCACTGACTCCCCGCACGGAGTCGAGGGCAGACAGATGGCAACTCGAATCCCCCTGACCGCAGAAGACGAAGCGATCTTCGACCGCCGCCACGACTCGATGGATGCGCAGTGGCTGTACGAGGACCAGGACGAGCGTGACGCCGCGCGGATGCTGATGCACACGCAGGACCGCGCTCGTTGGGATCTCGCCTCCCCGGCCGTCCGGATCGCGGAGTTGTCGCTGTGAACACCAGCCGACCCACCCTGAAGCCCCAGCTGCGCGATGGCCAGCTGGAGCATGTTGTCCTGATCAAGGGACGGGCCGTCCAGGCGCACACCTCGCTCAAGGCGGCGATGGCCGCCCTGCTGCTTGGGATGGCGCTGAGCGGCTGCGAGACCTGTGAGCGCCACCCAGTCGCCTGCGGAGCGGCACTCGTGATTGTGGCCGGCAGCATCGCGGCCTCCACGGCACGGCACGGTACGCAGGCACCTGAGCCTGACGGGCAGATGTCGATCCCGCTGACCCCGAACTGCAGCGTGTACCCGGAGATGTGCAAGTGAGCGCCGTGACTTCCTCTGAAGAGAGGATCAGCTACAGCGACGACAACGCGCTGTTCCAGATCGATGGCGACATTCTGATCGACGTCGTAACGGATCTCGGCGGATACACGCTGGCAGCTCAGTCGATCAAGGGAGCGCAAGTCTGCATGGCCGCCCTCCGCGGCGCTGGATGGACCTGCAAGTCCCGCGTCTGGCAGACGATCGCGAGCGGCAATAAGCCCGGCTACGTGGAGTGGCCGCTGTGAGCAACATCTCTCAGGCAACCAGTGCGACGTCACTGAATCTAACGGGCAAGTGCATCGCCTGCGGAAAACGTTTCGACATCGACAAGCGCATGCAGGCCGATGCGCGCGAAGCAGGTATCGCCTTCAGCCCGTGCTGCATGTTCCCGTCTGTAGTCGAGAAGGCCGAGGTGCGCCGTGGCTGATACCCGCACCCAAGAAACCACGGCGTATTGCGAGCGCCACGGCTGGAACCCGATCACGACTGGGCGCGCATGCCCTCGCTGCTTCGAGGACCCGCCAGTCATCGAGCTGCACACGTGGGTGAACGACGGAGCGCCGCCCGAGCACCGCTGGTCTGCCGCCTTTGCCGAGTATGACCTCGGCGTGAAGGTCTACACCGGCCGCACTCAGCGCGAGGCAATCAACGAACTGCTCGACGCGCACGAACAGGACAACGGGGAGATCCGCAAGTGAGCGCGACATCCGTAGAAGCCAGGTTGCGTGTGCTCGTGGCCTGCGAGTTCAGCGGCGCCGTTCGGCGAGCGTTCCGCGAGCTCGGGCATGACGCATATAGCTGCGATCTCCTGCCAGCCGAGGACGGCGACACGCATCACTTCCAAAGCGATGTGCGCCTGGTCCTCCGTCCTGTCGGTGAGCCGTGGGACCTGATGATTGCCCACCCGCCCTGCACTCACCTCGCGGTGTCGGGTGCTCGCTGGTTCAGGGGAAAGGAGCGCGAGCAGGCCGAAGCGCTCGAGTTCGTGCGCGAGCTCATGGCCGCGCCGATCCCGCGCATCGCGATCGAGAACCCGATCAGCGTCATCAGCTCCCGCATCCGCAAGCCCGACCAGATCATCCAGCCGTGGTGGTTCGGCCATGGCGAGACCAAGGCCACGTGCCTGTGGCTGAAGAGCCTGCAGACGCTTACAGCAACGAACGTCGTTTCGGGCCGTGACAACCGCGTGCACTTCGCATCGCCCGGCCCTGACCGCTGGAAAGAGCGTAGCCGCACGTTGCCTGGCATTGCCGCGGCGATGGCCGCTCAGTGGGGCGGACGGGTCTCCCAGGCGGTGGCCGCATGAACCGCAATCTCTCGGATGACCAGCAGGTAACGCCATGAATGCGCAGCTGAAACCGATCGAGGCGAGCTGTATTGAGCGCCCTCGGTACGACAACACGCATGCCGAGAAGTTTTTCCTCTGGTCACGCGACAACGACGCAGCGCTGCGGAGCTACTACGCCGACCTCGGACGCTCGATGCCAGAGGACGACGACAACAACCTGGAAGCCTTCGCCAAGGCGCAGCGCTTCATCTGTTTTTGCAAGGTCCAGTGGGACCGCGCACGAGGGGCTTTCGTATGAACTACATCGATACAGGTCGATTCGACGCGCTGGCGCTCCGCAAGGCCAACGAGCAGCAGACCGAGATGTTGCTGAAGGCCGAACTCGAGCACCAGTACGAGCTGATGAACTCGACTGATCCGAAGGTGCGCGAGCGCGCCCTGGATGAGATCGACCGTCTCAATTGCTTGCTGAGGGCGACATGAGCGAGAGAAGCATTGATATCTCGCGCGCGCGGGTCCAGCGGCTCATCAACATGGACGCGGTGCCGAGCTACCTTGTAGGTGCTTTGCTCGATGAAATCGACAAGCTGCGCTCCGAGAACGCAGTGCTTCGCACGGAAATGGCGCATTACGAAGGCCAAGACGACGAGGAGGCACTTCGCCGTGGCTGACCAACATCTGGCTGACGAAGAGCGTGCTGCTATCAGCTGCGAAACGCAGGGACACTTCCCCGGCCCAGGCGAGAAGTGCGTCTTTTGTGGGCATCCGATGCTGGTTGAAGGCGATGACTCGCCTGTTGGACTGCTCAAGCGCTTCGTGAAGGCGTGGGAAGGACACGGCGAAAACATGGACCGTTTGTGCGAGATCGCGCGGCGAGTCATCGAGGAGCAGCCACGTGGTTGAGCTGAAGGCCAATGACCTGCACGTACGCGTGCTCACGGGCGCGGCGAGGCACGACCTGACGCTTGCGCTGAATCAGGTGATCAGTGTGCACGTGAAGCCGGATGACATCTCGAAGGTGACGACAGCCATCGACAAGCTCATCCGTGCTCACCTGACCGCACTAGATCAGCTCAAGGAGAAGAATCATGGGATGGGATGATCGCTGCGAGTTCGGTGAACTGCTCGGAAAGACGCTCACGGAAGTGACGGCGTCAGATGACCAGATCAGCTTCGTATGCTCGGACGGCTCTGAGTATCGCCAGTTCCATGATCAGGACTGTTGCGAGAACGTGAGCGTAGACGACGTCACAGGCGATTGGGCCGATGTCATCGGATCTCCCATCGTGGTCGCCGATGAGCGAAGCAATAGCGACGATCCGCCGAAGTCAGAGCATGCGGAGTCGTACACGTGGACCTTCTACAAGATCGACACCGCCAAGGGTGGCGTGACGATTCGTTGGTACGGCACGTCTAACGGCTACTACTCGGAGCGGGTCAGCTTCGAGCGCACGAGCGGTCCGCGCAAGGAGGCAGCATGAACGTTCTGGCCTCAAATCAGCGGAGCGCGCGCGCATTGATCGAAGAGTTGCACGGCTATGTGACTGCCGTCAGCGATCCGCTCGGCTACAACAACGCGCTGCAAGCTGTCGAGGCCGCTCTCGACCGAGATGCTTGCGAGACGTCAGCGGTCACCCGCGATACGCCGAAGGTGCGCGAGATCTTCGAGCGGCACGACCGTTGCTCGAAGCTGCTTTGGGGCCCAGCCTCACTCCCCGGAATGATGCTCGGGCCGGAGGATGCAGACGCCGCTCATCGTGATCGGGGCACACTGTTGTCGCTGATCCCTGGACCTCCGCTACATCCGAAAACACCTTCAGCTCAACCAGCTTCGGCCTCCACCGGCGACGGCGCGTCTCCCTCGCGTACATCCTCGCCGCCGGTGGAGTGCCCGAAGTGCCGCACGCAACTGGCCTTCGAGGGCGATGTGTGCGGCCTGTGCAATCCCGAGGTGCAGCCGTGAGCCCATTTGCCGATCGGCGCAACAAGCAGCAGTTGGAAAGCGCCAGGGCCATCGAGCAGGAGCGCGCCGACAAGCGCATCGAACAGATTTGGCGCCAGCGAGTTCGAGAGAACGTCTGGCGTCGCATGGAACAGAAACTGAGGAAAGCATCATGAAGCTGGAAGACTTCGCCACCGAGATGGCAGCCGAGAATCGATTCGTCAAGGCGGCATTTGCCGGATTCGCCGGAGGCGGCAAGAGCCGCACGGCCAGTGAGTTCGCCATCGGCGTGTACCATGATCTCGGCTACACCAGGCCGGCTCTGGTTGTCGACAACGAGGAAGGGTCGCGCTTCCTGATTCCGCAGTTCGCGCGCGCCAAGATCGACACGAAGCTCAAGAAGACAACGAGCCTCGCCGACGTTCTGACCGCAATCGACCTGCTCAACGACAAGCAGATCGATCTGCTGTTCATCGATTCGATGACGAAGGTCTGGTATCGCTACATCCGCGAGTACCTCGGGGCCAACCGCAAGACCTTCATGCAACTGGACGACTGGGGCAAGGTTCTCCCGAAATGGCAGGAGACGTTCTCCGACGTATTCGTGGCCGCCCAGGGCAGCATCATCTTCACCGGCCGCGGCGGGTTCAAGTACGAAAAGGAAGAGGACGCGAAAGACGACAACGGGCGAATCGTCAAGAAGGGCTCATACGTTCAGTCCGGCGTGAAGATGAAGATGTCCGGCGAAACGCCCTTTGAGCCAGACCTCAACGTCTGGATGGAGCAAGAGCAGGACATCACGGCCGACGGCACGCTGAAGGTCTGGCGCGATGCGCAGATCATGAAGGATCGCAGCGGCATCATCGACGGCAAGGTCTTCCGGAATCCCACTTACGAGGATTTCCGCCCCTTCGTCCGCTACCTGCTCGACGTCCCCACAGGCGCGGTTGCCGGCGAGACCTCGGGCCGGAGCCTCGCGCCCACGGAGAACTACGAGGGGTACGACCGGCGCAAGAAAGCCGAGGTCGCGCTCGATGAGATCAAGGAAGAGATCGTCAAGCACCACGGGCACGGGATGGATGCCAGCACCAAGGGCGCGAAGGCAGAGACCCTGGAGCGGATCACGAAGCCGGTGTTCTCTGGCGGAACACGGTCGTGGGCTCGCGTGGAGTCCTTCAAACCCGAAGACGTCTTCACCGTGCGCAACGAGCTCTGGAAGCTCACCCGAGGCCATGCCTATGGGCAGGCACCGGCGCCCGAGACGCCCGCCAATGACCCGCTGGTGCCCGTGCCGGCCGACCAGAAGGACGCCGCAGCATGAGAGGGCGGCCGCCATCCGTGAGCGTCGAAACCGTGCGGGCCGTTCGGCGTGCCCATGCGGCCGTGCCTCTCGCTGGCGGCCGTCGCAGGCCGTGGATCAAGCAGGTTGCGCGTGCGACGGGACTGACCCCGAAGAACGTCCGCAACATTGCGGAGCGGGTTAGTTACGGGTGGGTGTCATGAGCGACCTGAAGGCCATCGCGGGCAACATCAACAGCTATCGGACCCTGGCCGATGGCGCCTTACGGATTACGGTCGATCTGCCGGAGACCGAGACGCAGCACTTCCATTCCCTTTTTCCGGCGGTCCACTGCGAGGTAGCTATTGCGCCGTTGCGTCCGGTGCAAATGGCCGCCTCGCAGACCACTGATTACGGCAAGTTTGCACAGGAGCTGCGGCTGTCATCGTTCCTGACCTATCAGGACGTCTGGCGAGCTACAGGAACCGATGCGGAGTTCCTCGCCTGGGTACGGACGCAGAAGTGCGTCGCCCGCTGTGGGCAGCCCTGCGACGGCCCAATTCAGGCTGCGCACGTCTGGCGGCTGAAGGATGACTTCGGCAAAGGCGTCAAGGGCGATTACGCCGCAGTTCCTCTTTGCGCGTTCCACCACCGGCTGCATCACCAGGAGTCTGAGGATGCGATCGGCGGGCGCGAGTACATGGAGAAGAAGCGCTTCGACACGGTCACGGGATGGGTCTGGGCGGTCATCAAGGATGACCTGACGGTTGCGAGCATGCGCGATGCGCCGCCGGCCAAGGTGCTTGCCTGGTGCCAGAAGCGAAACATCGATCGCTACCTGCCTGAGTCGTATCGGGAGGCAGCGTGAACCGATCACTGGCCGAAGCGGATGTCGCGGGAGCCGCCAAATGACGAAGCCAGCAGCTCCAGATGACGTCTACAACGCCAAGTGGGTTTCCCGATTGATGGGGCGCGTCTATCCGGGTGAGAACGGCTGCATTCTGACGCGCGGCTTTCACAATGCCGACGGATACGGGCAGATCTATCACCGGAGTCTCGGTGATTTTCCGCATCGAGTGCTGATGATCTTGCTCTATGGGCCCATTCCAGACGGCAAGATGGTCTGCCACCGATGCGGCAACCACGGCTGCGTGAATCCGGCGCACCTCTACATCGGCACCATGCAGCAGAACGCCCGGGACACCGTTGCGATGGGTCGCCACCGGGAAAGCCAGAAGACCCACTGCAAGCAAGGGCACGAGTTCACGCCCGAGAACACGCGCATGGTTGGCCCTCGGAAGACAAAGCGACAGTGCAACGAGTGTCTTCGCATCGCGCACACGCGCCCGTCGTATCTCGAGTGGCGCCGGCAATACCAGAACAAGCGGCGTGCCGAGAAACGCGCTCGCCGCCAAGAGTCGCTGGCATGACCGGTTGTTTCGGATTGATGCGCATCGAGCCGCCGCGTCATGTCGATGAAGGCTCAATTTAGGAGATAGACATGTTCATTATCAAGGCAGAGACGAGACAGGCAGGCAACGGCGGCGCGGGCTATTCGATGTACGACGCGGAACGCGTGCGCGTCGCGAAGAGCACCATCGCCGGCAGTGATCCGGGGCCGTACCCGGAGCTGGAAGTGTGGCTGTACGACGCGAGCGGTCACGAGAAGGCCATTCTGTACGTGGGTCACGGGCTGGATCACTTCAGCCACGTGTACATCATGAACGCGAACGGCAAGACCGTAGATAGCGTTTATCCGGGCCCTGCGCCGGCAGCCATTCCGGTGCCGATGACCGGGCAGAGCGCGACCTTCTCACGGGTGGCGTAACAGATGGGCGGGCACATGCACGGTCGTGCTTGGTTCGGCTTTCTCACGAGAGTCGTCCGCTGTGCATGTGCCCCGCTCTGGAGTGCAACATGAGCACCGAGGATGTTCCGGAAGACGACAGCGTCTGCTTCTTCTGTGGCTATCCGGACTGTCGTTGCGCCGATATTGAGGACGACATCGACGATGAGACGGACGACTGGGAAGAGCACGAAGCTGACTGTCACGGGTACTTCGAGAGCCAATCGCCTGATGCGGTATTCGTCTGTGGCGCGGCCGGCTCTGAGGACTGCGATGAGTGCCCGTGCTACGGGTGGCTGGGGCTGACGAACAAACAGATTGACGAGTTGGAGATTGACGGTGAGTGACCGGAACATTCCCACTGATCAGCTGGCGATCTTCGGCCGCATGGTGCTGGAGGAGTTCCGCGAATCGTACAGCGACCTCGACGGAGGTTGGCTGCAGGACACCGCAGTCAAATGCGGGCTTCTCACGCCGGTGGAAGTCACGCCGGAAAACATCTGCCGCAAGCCATCCGACATGGGCCAGGAGTATGGCGGCAACTGCGAATGCGAGATCGGTGACATGTGCTACCGCCTCACCGATGCCGCGAAGGCCGTAACGGTTACTGACGATGTGCCAGATACCACTACAGCGGAGAAATGAATGAACGACAAAGACCGCGATCTGATCACCCAGGTACTTCAAGCTGCTGGCAAGGCTGGCGAGCAGGGGTTCGCATACCTCGTTCAATACACGCGCGTTGACGGCATCCTCAGTGTGTTCGGTTTCGGACTTGGCCTAGCTGGGGCGCTCGTGCTCCTGCGTATCGCCTTCCGATGGAAGTCCGAGGACGAGTTCCAGCCGCTTGTACGCGGCGTTGCTATTGTCGTCTGCTGCATTTTCTCATTCGTGATGATCTGCGGTATCGAGAACAGCGTGGTTGCAGCCATCATGCCGGAAGGCGCCGCGATTCACTCCGTACTCTCGAAGTGACACCTGGCACAAGGGGATGAAGTCATGCAACGCAAAGTGAAGATCGGTAAGGACGGCACGCCGGACGAGTGCCCGAAGTGCGACAGCGACGATCTGTGCATCGACAACGTCGAGGGCATGGAGTGCATGAAGTGTGGCTGCTGGTTCGATGCGGACACGGACGGCAACATCATCTGGGCTCGCACGATGCGACCGATGGAACTGGACCTGTTGTGAGCGAGCCATGAAAGCATACGCACAACGAAACCAGCGAAAGCTCGTTCACGAATGGGAGCATCGCCCTACAGAGCTTTCGCCGAAGCTCATGAAAAGCGTTTGCGGATTCGGCTCTTCCTTCCCCGAAGATCTGATCACGCCGAAAGGCACAGAGCCACTGTGCAAGGTATGTGAAGGGCGGGGAGCTTTTGATCCGCCCATCGTACCCGCAGTCAATGGAGGTGCGGAGCGTGGCTAGTACATCAGCATTCGGGATCATCGGCCCAGATGGCAAGGTCTGGAAGCAGACCTTCGGGACCGCCGCCCTCGCCGCCATCTACTGCACCGAGGCCGCACTTACGCCTGAGCAATTCAAGTCGTATGCGTCACACAATCAGCGCTGGCCGGCAATGAAGAAGAAGGGATACCGCGTCGTGCCGGTCACTGTCAGCGCAGGAGAACGTACGCCGTGAAGCGCGAGTTTTATCACCGGACAGGCAAAGGCGTCGAAGCGTGTCCGGACTGCAAGAATCGCCAACGCTTCATCGGCCTATCGCAGCAGGTTGCCGAGGATCTCTGCGAGGTGTGGGTCCGCTGCATCTGTGGATACGACGCCACCCAAGGCCGTGATCGCATGGAGGATGTCATGGGATCGCTGGATTCCGCCAATCTCGTGTGCGCCTTGGAGAACTGCTGGAACGAGCCGCTACGACGTCGAGCTGGTCCAACCGTGCCAGGTGAGCAAGATGTTTGAACTGCGTGGTCAAGTCGAAGAAATCGGCCAATTCGATGAGGGGCACGGATTCGTCATCAGTGCCGGCGACATGCGTGTGAAGGTTACCGGTCTGACACCGCAGTACGTGAAGCAGCTCGGCGCGTACCTGTACAGCGACGTCACCGTCCGAATCGATGACGGACCTGCTCACCCCACGACAGAGCGTCAACCGTGAAAGGGATCGACTTCGCTTACTTCCGCTTTCGCACAGAACGCCTGAAAAGCGGCAGATGCATAAACGCTGGTCCGCGCTGCCTAGTCTGTGACCTTGCATGGGGCGGATGGCCGCATCCTCACTGCAAGCACGAGCACGGTAGTGGCATGATGGATACGAACGGCAACGGCGAGTTCACATGCCACAACTGCGGCCATGTGCAGCGAGTCGGTCGAGGACTATCTGGTCAACCAGGATCGACTCAGTCATGACAAATGAGGAAATACGCGTAGCTATGCTCCGTGCCTACGAGCTTCTGACATACGGCGAGCCCGATCCAGATTTGACGAACTTTGGAAGCGCGCAGCGATGGCGCGAGCAGCGTGACGAGTGGATCGAGAAGTTCGCGCCGTCGAAGCTGCCGAAGCTATCTGGCGAACCGGGATGTTCCGATGGCTACAAGGATGCGTTCTACCAAATCGCTGAGCTACTGGACATGACGGCGATGCCAATCAGCCCAAAGCAGGCGTTTGAGACTGTAATGCTGCCGCGGCTACGCGAATTAGTCGCTGTGAACCGGCCTGCGAGTCACGAATGAAATACAAGGTCCTGATCCGCGACAACGCGACCGGCGAAGAGCGGTTCTATTCGATGGGCGACATCGAGTGGAATGACAGCAGCGATTTCTGGTGGACTGAAGGCAACTTCGGCTGCGACTGCAATAGGCATCTATCCTTCCTGCGCGCTGGTGGGCC